GCCTCGGGTCGTCGTCGCTGCGCTTCGACGCTCCTGCGCCAGCTCTGCTGGCTCCGGTCGAACCGTTAGGGTTCTCGTCCGTCTTTTCACCGCACAAACAAAAAAGCCCCAGCTTGCGCCAATGTTCTTCGCTGTCTGATAGAGAGGGATTACTCGGCGCTATGCGCCTCGCCCTCGGCTGGGCCAGCCTCGGGTCGTCGTCGCTACGCTCCAACGCTCCTGCGCCAGCGGTGCTGGCTCCGGTCGAACCGTTAGGGTTCTCGTCCGTCCTTTCACCGCACAAACGAAAAAGCCCCAGCTTGCGCTGGGGCTTTTTCGTTTGTCTGGCGGAGAGAGAGGGATTCGAACCCTCGGAGAATAAACCCAGCACCCCTGCACACCGCGCAACGCCTGCATCGCTTGCGATCTAATGGGCGCACGCGGGCGTGCAAGGGCGTGCGTAGTGCCCTAAATTTGTCCTAGCCGGCGCGCGCTATTGCTGCGCATAGCCCGCCCGAATTTTGAGGCATACCGTTCGTCGTCTCTCTCTTGATTTAAACTCTAAAGCGTTTAATATAGGGCCATCAACAACGGAGAACGGCAATGAAACTCTTCCACGGCAGCTTTGAACAGATCAGCGAAATCAAAGACCTCGGCATCTTCGGTGGCCTGTTCGCTGCCGCTGACGAAGACGCCGCCCTGTCCCACGGCGAGGTGCTGCACAGCATCGAGATTGCAGACGACAAAGCGCTGACCCAGCAAGAGCTGTCCTACGAGCTGGGTGCTGATACCGTACTGGTCGCCCTTAACGAAGTTGCCGGCCACTGGTGTGACGACATGGCCCGCCTGTTCGAGCTGGTGGTTGAGGAGGAAGAAGTGGAAGACGCCGACGTTGAGCTGCTGCGCGCTGACGACCTGGGCGAAGCTGGCTGGGAAGCCCAACGCATTCGCGGCCAGCTTGCCAAGGCCCTGGGCTACGCGGCGGTAGAAATGAGCGACGAGCACGGTACCACCTGGCTGGTACTGCCAGGCGCAAAGATCGAGGTAGCGTGATGACGAGCGAACAGTTTGAAGCGCTGGCGAAGCTGATCAGCCTGCGGGGCGGACAAAGCGAAGAAGCTGCCCGCCGCGTGCTTGTCGGTGGCGAGGCTCCCGGCACAGTTGCTGTCGACCTGGGAGTGACGCCGCAGGCAGTGACGAACGTGGTCAGGCGCTGCAAAATTGCGCTGGAACTGGCCCGCACTGCTGCCGGCGCAGGTCACTGACTCAAAGCTTCTATCAAGCCTGCCTTGCCGGCAGCGCACTCGCGGTACATACCCGCCAACTCAATATCCATCAGCAGCAGCTCGCCCATGTCGACCGTATCCGGTACCGCCGGGATAGGTGGGCACTCCTGCAGCAAGCCGGCGTCAATTTTCCCTGGCCGACTCGAGCAGCCGGCGACCAGAATCAGGCAGCACACAGTCACGATAGATAGTTTCACGCAGCACCTCCGTGCGGCCTTGCTGGTAAATGGTTTTGTTCTCGATGCGAATGCCGGCGATCTGCTCAAGCGTCTTGCCGGATATCTCACGCACCAGGGCGTCGGCAGCCTCCTGGGCGATCCGGTCACGCTCAAGGTCATACGCCACCTTCCAGGCATGCAGCTGCCAGCCGGTACCAAGGGACAGGGCAGCCACCACAGCGAAGGCTGTCAGCCGCGCTTTATCGATCATGGCCCACCTCTTCAGCCAGCAGATCCGCCAGCACCTCGGCAAGCTGCAGCTTCCAGCGCTGGTATGCCGCTACGTCCGCCGGGTTGCTAATAAAGAACAGCTCAACGATGATGCCGCCGCCCCGACTCACGAACGCCAGGCGGCTGTGCTGGCCGCTGGCTTCGCCCTTGGCACCGCGATTGTTGATGCCAAGCGTGGTGCTGATGGCTTTGCACAGGCGCAAGCCAAGCTCCATATCGCCCGGCCAGCTCAGCGTCTCCACCCCGGTAGCCGTGGATTTGTGAAAGGCGTTGCAGTGGAACTCCAGGGCAATGTGATGCTTTGCCGCCAACTTCCACGCCTGCGACAGCGGCAGGTTCTGGCCCTGCTCGCCGTCTCTGCTGAACTCAACGCCCCGCGCGCGTAGCGCCTCGGCCAGCAGGTCGCGAAACTCCAGCACAATACTGGCCTCGGTATGGCCGTTACCGACGGCGCCAGGGTCAGCGCCCGAATGGCCGGCGCTGATGAACAGTGATTTAGATTGCATTGGGTACTCCTGAAGCGCAGGCACAAAAAAACCGCCGCAGCGGTTGTGATGGGGTTAGCGTTTTGCCGGGTTGGCCAGCGACAGCATCGGCCCGGGCGGGCATGCTGCCCTGGCTCTACACGGATGTGGGCATGTACCGATGTACCGCCGGGTTTTGTAGTACCGGCCCTATTCCAGCGCATCGCGCGCGGCGCTCTCTGACATGCCATGACCAACCATGGCCTTGACGGCAAACTCGTCGTCGACGTAACCACCTGCTCGCAGCTGAGCACGGTAGCAGTCCAGCTCAAACAGAATGCGCAACGCCTTGACCCGGTAGGACCAATGGTAGGTCCACGGCGCGGCCACTGCGATCAGCCCGTATGCCGGCGCAACCAGCAGTACCAGTGCACCGGCCAGCGCAAGGGTCAGCGCCACGAATGCCCACCAGTGCAGGACATGACGAACTTCGTGCGTCAGCAGGCCGATGTCACCCTTGTACTTGCTGTCGATGGTGATCCGCCAGAACTTCTGGTTGCCCGGTGACTTCCGGGCAGCTTTGTATTTCACGGAGTAGAGTTTCATGCGATCAACCTCGCAATGAGTGACGCAGACAGTTCTTTGCGGAAATAGGTGATGCGGCGTATATAACCGTTCAGGTTTGCGCCAATTATCAACGATGTTGCGGATGGGTCAGAGGTGTAGGCCACTGCGTACTTCTTATTTGATGCGCTATCAACAATGACCTCAACCCCAGCAGCCTTTAGAGCAACAGCATCAATAGAGCCAGAGCACTCGATAAATAGCGTCCCTGATACTGGATTCCACATATCCGAGAAAACACTGCCGTCGATGATCTGGTTTTCTGCTGCGATAGTTACCGCCGACCCAACTGTAGCTACGTATGGGCCGGCGAGCTGCGACTGTCTGAGACTTGCCCCCCAAGCATGCACTTGTTGGCTGGCCGAGACAGATTGAATCATCGGATAGCGTGGCGACGAAGCCGGTGTAGTTGTTATGCTGAAGCGCTTCCAATCCTCAGTAATGGTTTGTCTGGAGTATACTCCCGGCGCAATAGCCCCAATATCTAGCTGCTGCGTGCCATATCCGGGAGGCGATTTTAAAAACACACTAAATGCATAGGGTAGGCCGGCTGTTACAGCGTAGGTTTGGAATCGGTTAGACCCTGGGGTTCCGAACTCTATGAGATCGGCCGAATTTGTACCATCCGGGGCGATTGCTGCATTGGGCGTGACAACAGCAGTATCAACAGAAGTGCCCCAAACAGCATTAGTAAAGTCTTCGCTATGCCTCAAAAGATTGCTATAGCTCCCCCAAATCTGATTACCAAGAAACTCCCCAGTAGCCGGGTCATAAGCCCTGATCGGAGTGTTCGCGGCAGCAGTCTGCAGAACTCCCGAACTATCAAAGTAAGTCCGCCCCGCCGGTGCAGAGTAATTATTGACAATGTCTGCCCACGGCTTTTCGACTAGCGCGTTGTAGGCGGGGTCATAAACGCGATAACGCTCATTAACGTAATCGAGGTCTAGGCCGCCCTGCGCGTCAACTAGCCAACCCCACAAAATCGGGTCTGCGTAGTCGCGGAAAGGGTCGAGTTCTGTGAGTGATCCTCCGGCAGCGTTAATTGCCTCACGCAGCAGGTCTTTGGTGCCGCCCAGATAAACCAGCTTGTCAGCGGTAGCCATCAGATCACCTCACCGTTGATTGCATCCAGGGCCGCGTCAATATCACCGACTACCGCAGCGATTTTCGCGTCAACCGCGTCGTTGTCGGGCAATTCATCGCCGCCGCTGCCCACATTTGCCAGCGCGGCGGACCCCAGCTCATCCAGGGTCAGCGATGTTTGCACCCACACAGCCGCCCCTGTTGCCGCGCTGAGGCACAGGTAGGACTCATTGGCCACAATATCGAACCAGCGGCTGCGCGGCTCATAGCCCTCGGTCTCGTCGTTGTCGACGGTCGGGGCCACGCTCGCCGACAGGTTGTCCTGCACTGCGTCTGCCTTGCCTGCCAGTGCGGCGGCGAGCAGGGCGTTATCGCCGGGGCTGCCGGTGATGTCGGCGAATGCGGTCGACGAGCTGGCGATCCATTCCAGCCAATCGGCCCCGTCGTAGCGGTACGTCAGGCCATCCGCCAGCACCTCTTTTTTCCACCCCTCTTTAGGCGTGATGACGATCCAGCCACCGCCAGTACGGTACAGCGCCAAGCGGCCAGCAGCGGAGCCGGCAATGCCCGCCCAGGCATCAGCCATGATGTACAGCGCGCCGTTGGCCGGGCTGGCCGGGGCGGCGGTCAGCGTCATGCTGATGACGGGGGTCTGCAGCAGGGCGTCGATGATCGCGAACGTGGCGTTGGCGTTGAGGTACTGATTCTGCTGGTTGGCCAGCTCGGTCAGATTGAGATTCGGCGTTGTCACAGTGTTACCTCGTAGGCATAGCCCCGCCCTACCGTTTCGCTCAGCTGGTAGATGCGGAATGTGATGGATGATTGCGGGCTGCCGAAGTCCGTGGTCTGGTCTGCGGCTGAATAACTGAATGCTTCTGTTGCGGTCTCGATCGTGCGGACTACGGTTTCCCCGTCCAGCACGTCGACCTCAAACGCTTGCGTGGCCTCGCCGACTGGCGCAACCACGCCCGTGCCCCACCAGCTGCTGCTCAGGCGCGAGCGGCGCACGAACGTGGCGGTCAGGTTGCCGCTGCCGTCGCGCGTGGCGTTGGCATATACAGGGCTCAGCGGCTCCAGGTTGACGCCCCGGTAGGTGAACGGCACGTCGCCGCCGGTATCGATGCTGGCCCGCTGGGTGATGCTGCGATACAGCCGGTCAATGCCGATCAGCTCGGCGGCCATGCCGATGAATGCGTTGTCCGGGTCGCCCAGCAGAATGAACCAATCGCCCGGCTGGTGCAGGCCGGTAGCCCACTCCGTCCCTTTGTCGCCACGCACAAAATCGGACAGGGTGTAGCTTCCGTCAGCCTGCAGGTCGGCATTTTGAAAGCGCACGATCTCCCACCGGCCATCAACGCCATAGGCTGCGTAGTTGTAGCCGGCGAGCAGCTGGTCGCGGGTGATGCCCTCCAGCGCGCCGCTGATCATGATGACGTTGAGCTGGGTCTGGTCGATCAGGTAGCCGTCGTGCTCAGCCAGTGCGCCGGGCGTAGAGCCAACGGTGCATTTGGCGGACCACGCCTGCAGGTCTACCCAGGTCTGGCCGTTGTCGGGCGAGCGATACACCACCCCGCCCGGCCAGCCGCCGGTGTAACCGGTGAGCGTGCCGACAAAGCCGGGGGCGTTCTGGACCGTTTCATCAACTACAGGGATGTCTAGCGGCACAAACAGCGACGGCCCGGCCACGCCGATGGTGCTGGGCGGGGTGTTCCCCTCCCCGCCTGACGCATTCGGGGTATAGACCGCTGCCGCGTTCGGCTTGGCCTTAACCTCAATGCGGCCGTCTTGCGTGTACTCCAGCTCGCTGGCCAGCACCTCATAGTCAGCATCCGGCGTTTGCACGGTGATTACGTCGCACGGCTCCAGCGCGAGATACGTCGGCGGCAGGGTGAACGAAACGTCGGTGCGCTCGAGCCAGGCACGCGACTGCAGAACTTCGGCAATGCCTGCTGCCTCATCTGCACCCAGCACCAGGGCAAGCTCGCTCTCTACCTCGTTGACGGCCTCGGTATTGATGCGCGTTGAGGACTGCTCGCCGATGTCGTACTCGCGGGCCGCGTCGAGGTATTTGACCACGGTTTTCGCCGGCAGCTGGCTGTCCATCTCGCGCGCCATTTTGAAAACATCGCTGGGCGTGTCGCTGGCAGTGGCGCCCAGGTCGGCATAGGGCACGGTCAGCACGCTGGCCTGTCCGCGCGGCACCGCTTTGAGCTTGTAGCCCGACGGGATGATGTCGAACTGGTAGGCAGCGGCCAGCGGCTCCAGCGCGGCGCGAACAGAGCCGCCGGTTACGCGGTAGCCTTTGACCTCTTGAGTGAGCGCGGTGACGTCGATATCAGCAGCAGTGAGCAGGCCGGACAGCTCGACCTCTTGCTCGATGACGTCCGATAGCAGTGAGTTGTCCGAGCTGGAGCGATCGCTGATCTGATAGACGCCCACAGCCGTGATACCAAAGCCGGGGGCATAAGCATGCACCGGCCCGCGCACTGTTGCCACGGCGGCTGAATCGACCAGCTCGGCAGTCGTACCCGAAACGTCGTAGACCCTGACCTCATTGAGGTCGTGCACCAGCATGCGGCCGCCGTAGCAGGCGAACGGAGACGCCTGAACGCCAGCCGTGCCGTTGAATAGCACCTCGGACCACAGTATAGCCCCGGTCTCCGGGTTCAGCTCGCCAACAATGCTGTCGCTGGTGCTGTGACGGATGTAGACCCGGCCGGTCGCAGTGTCCTCTGCGATGAAGATCGAGGCGTAGTTGACGAGGCCCGGAACCGTGACCGGCACAAACTCAGAGCCACGGACCATCAAAAACCCGGTCACGGTCTGGAACCAGTAAGAGCCGCCGGCATAGCTCCAGATAGCAGAGTCCCACGATGCGGGCGCGGGAATTTCGCCAGCAAACTCCGGCACGTCGCCGCCGGTAATGTCGTTGACTATGTCGTGGATGGCAAAATTCGTGGTCCCGTTGATGGGCCTGGCCCGGTAGCCACCGATGGGCGTGGTGCCAATCCTCACGAGCCTGGCAGTGCGGCTGCTAACCTTGATCAGCGCTCCGTCGTGGTTGTAGGTGTTGAAGAACATCCGAGCCTGGCAGTACTCGGTGCCGCCAATCTCGATGAACTCCGTGGTCGCGTGAGTGGCGGTGATGAATACCGCGCTATCGGCGTAGACGGGCTGGCCGTCATACTCGCGGTCATACATGTATGCCGGAGACTCAACGTTCGTAGCCTTGATCAACTCAATCCGAAACTGCGCGCCCTCCAGGGTGTTGCCGTAGTCGGTCAGCTCAAAGTCGCGGAACTCGATGTAGCACAAGCCACGGTGGCCGGTGGCGTTGCCCACGCCCACGTCGGCCTCATAGCGCGCGGTCGGCAGCTGGTCGTCTGACCCGCTGTAGAAAGTCCAGTTGCGCGCCGCCTCATTGCTGGCAATGATGGTTTCCAGATCATCACTGCCGGCGTCGTACAGCAGCTTGTCTGAGCACCAGATCCGGCGAATGCCCGCCACCTCGCCCTCACACAGGCCCAGATGGAACGTGGCAAAGTAGGTGTATTCCTTGGTCGCGCTGGACCCGCCACCCTTACCGCCGCTGCTGACCTTGCGCACGCGCTCGCGCAGTTTGTTGTTTTCCAGCCAGAGCACATTGCCGCTGACAACGATGGTGCTGTGCACACGCGGAATGTCGGCGCCGTAGGTGCTGGTCTGCACGCTCAGGTCAGACAGGCGCGGGCCGTCGTAGCTGATGCCCACACCGCCGACCACAGCCCCAACGCCAGCGCCCAGGGCGGCCCCATAGAGGGCTCCAGCTGGACCGCCGACGAAGAAGCCAATTGCCCCGCCGACAATCGCCCCAATCGCGCTTTGTGTGCTCATGCAGCGACCATCCTGTAAGCCCCGGTCACCCGGGTGCGATTGAGAGCGTCAAGCCGGTGGCGAACCACGCGCCCGGACTCTGACGTGCTGTGAATGATGTAGGGGTGTCCGCGCTCAAAGCCGGCGTGCAGGGCGATGTGCTGCGGGTCGCGCGACATGCGCATGATCAGCCAGTCACCGGGGCCGGCATCCGCAAGGGCGATGCGCTGCAGCGATGGCTGGCTGTCCAGAATGCGTTCCAGCTGGCCATCAAATGGCGTGCGTGGGTAGCCGCGCTCATCCTGATGCGGCAGGCCAAGGCGCTTGAAGCAATGCACCAGCACGCCCGCGCAGTCCATGCCCACGCCAGGCACGCGCCCCTGATGCAAAAACGGGGTGCCCATGCACTCCAGAGCAGCGGCAATAATGTCGTCTGGCGTCATGCTCCGCGCCCTCGTTGGGTGTACTGGGTTTTGCTGGGCACGTCGGGCTGGCCGCCGAAGTTGACCACGTTGTCGAACTTGTCGCGGCAGTCCTGCCGGCGCTTGCGGCAACCCGGAATGGCCTCGTACTCATCGCCCACCTGTGCCGGATACGGCAGGGCCTCATGCAGCGTAAACGCGCCGCCGGCAAACGCCTTGATCTGCGTCGGCTTGAGCCCGGCGTTATCTCCGGTAGTGAACCGAATCTCGCCATAGCCGAACCAGTCGTCAGCCTCTACCCTGCTGCTGTCAGTGAACTGGTACTGGCTGGCCACAGCTGTGAGGGTGCCGGTCACCAGGTAGTCGGCCAGCTGAGGGCCGTCCGGGTTGGTGCGCGGCCCGGTGCAGCGGCTGCGATCGGTGGCAATCAGGTTGCCGCCCAAATGCTGATCGAACAGCGTCCAGGGGCACGACGGGCTGTAGTTGCGGCCAACCTTCTGGCTTAACACGTCCGCCATGCTCATGAGCTGCACGCGGTACCGGTGGTCGGTGATGTCTACCTTGCCGAAGAACATCATGGACAGCGGCTCTTCATCTTCAACCGGTGCGGCCCAGCTGGTGGCAAACACGTACACCCTGGCATTGTCGTAAGCACCCACCTGCAGGTCGTCCAGGGTGATCGCCCCTGTCTGCAGGATGCCGTCCAGGTCCACGCCGCTGCCCGACATATCAGAGGTAGCGGCCATGCCGCTGAACTCATAGCCACTGGTGGCCTGATACACCTCGCCATTGCTCATTTTCAGCGCCACGGGGTAGCTGGTCAGCCTCACAACCGGCTGATCGCCCACGGGCTCGATCCGGGCGCAGTAGGTCCGCGTCCGGTAATCGGCAACATGTGATTTCATTGTGGGTCCGGATTCAGGATTTCGAGCAGACCGATGCCTGAAGCGTCGATGGTGTCCCAGTTGGAAAAGGTGCCGCCCAGGTCGTCGGAGAAGCGCATCGGGAGGTCATACTTGCAGCCCGCCGTCAGAACCTCTCCTGCAATAGGGTTGGTCTGCACAGTGCCTCCGCTCACGTAAGCGCTGAATGCACTGGAATTGATGGCCACCGTGATCGTGGTGGCGGTTCTGGCCGTGATCAGTGCGCGCACCCCGTTGATCTCGGTCATGCCCGCCACGCCACTGACAACTACAGACTCGCCGGCAGTAAAGGTGTTGCTGCCCACCGTCAGCACTGCGGCGCTTGCCTGCGTGATAGCCGTGATCGAACGCGATTTGTTGGCAGCCCAGGTGACAATCCCGGTGGTGTAATCCACCGACCACTGCGCCGCCGGGTATACCTGTCCGGCCACGCCTACCAGCACGGTCCCGCTGCGGGGCTTGCGGATACGGCGACGCCGACAGGTAGGGTCGGTGTAATCGCCATACCAACGTGTCAACTGGTACCCACTCACCACAGCTTCAGGCAGATGCTGGTCAAAGGCTGTCGGCGTGCCGCGGTAGTCGTTTGTGCTGTGATCAACCGGGTGAAACACCCGGAATCCACACAGTGTTCCGCCCGCCCGGTTGTTCAGGTCAATGACATCGCTGACTACCTGGTTGGTCTGTCGCTCAAAGTCGACATTCAGCGTCGCCTGAATAAACGGGTGCTGCTGGCTGCGGTATTCATCGCCTCCCAGCGTCCGCACGATCCAGTTTTTATAGCCGGCAGCAAAGCCCGAGCCATAGTCGACATTCTCCGGGAACAGCTCTTCAAGAAACTGCGTCATCAGCTGAACCTCTGCATTTTGCGCAACTGGTTGCTCACGTCGCGCGATACCGCCGAGCTGGCCCGGCGCATTTCCTGATTGGTCATGCCCGGGGCGAATCGGGCATTCACCGTGGCGTTGTAGTAGGTATCGCCGTTTGCTGCTGCCGGCGCCTGCTGGCCGCGACGGATCGCCTCAAGGTTCTGCACCCCGATACGAGCGGTGGCGTCAGCATCAAACACGAACTCGCGACCGTGGACCACGCCAGCCACGTCGCTGATGCCCATGTTTCCGGTGTAACCGCCCTGCTGGAATCCGGGTGACGCCGCATTGACGATGGCCTTCAATGCGCCCGTCTCTGCTGTCGCAATCGCAACGGCCGGCAGGTTGGCCGGGAACGGAGCAGATGCCCAGGCCTTGCCGATAGCATCCGCGCTGGACAGCAGCACGCTGACCGTTGAGTAGGCTTTTTGGGCAGTGAACAGCGCCTTGTAGATGCCCGACTGCTCGCCTGCATACACTTTCGCAAGGTCGGACATGTCGCCGAAAAACGACGCGCCCGCCTGCAGCATGACGTCTTGGCGCGCTTTCTCGATGGACTCCAGGCGCTCGCGGCTCTGCTCGTAGATGTTAGCTACGCGCTCGGCGTGAACCTCTTCCTCGATTTCCTTGAGCTCCAGATACTCGCGCTGACGCTCCAGCTCCTGCTCGCGCCACTGCTGCAGCTCTTCGGCCTGTTCGTCCAGGCGCTCAAGGTCAGTGATAAAGCCGGTAGTGTTCAGGCCTCCGAAGTCGGAGCCTGGCGCCTTGCTAACACCCTCCACGGTGCCGGGCTCAGGCTGCGCATTGACCTCGCGAATCTGGCGCAGCACGCGCAGCCTGGCCAGAGCTTCCTCGTTGCCCTGCCGTTCGTACTCGGCAATCCGCTCTGCATACTCCAGCTCAAACTGCAGGTCGCGCGCTGCACGCTCCTGACCGGTCGCGCGCAGCAGCTCCAGGTTGATGTTCTGGATCTCGTTGAGGGCCTCCCTGTCGTCGATCTCTTTAGCGAGTCCGCGCAGGTACTTGGCCTGGTCAGGCTCAATCCCCTGAAGCGAGCCGCTCACGATCTCGTAGTTGAGGCGCGCAAGCTCGGTGCTTTGCCCGTAGAGCTCTACCTGGCGTTCCAGGCCGCGCGCTGCCGATGCGTAGGCCGTGGCTAGTTTTTTTGCGCTCGCTACCGTGCCGGCGCTATCCCCAGAGCCGCTTCCGCTCGCACCAACTCCAAACCGCTCAAGGCGATCGTCAGTGCCCGCCGCGCGCGCAGCCCGCAAATCGTCATAGGATTTGCGCAATTCGCCAGCGGCATTGATCTGCGCATCAAACGAAGCCAGTGCGGCATCGCGCTCCGTGATGATGCTGATGATGCTGCCTTCCCTGGTAGAGCTGGCAATGGAAAGCTCACGCTCCAGCCGATCCCCTACGCCGCTCCATGTGTCATTCGTGAAGATGGCATTGATGCCGTCATTGAATGCCCTGGCGTACGCTTTCACCATGTCGAAGCCGGCAAGAACTTCAACAGTCATGATCTGGATGAATGCGCGGACGTTCTCCGGAAAGTCCCGGAACGTCGCAATCATCGTGTTCACGTTGTTCTCGATCAGTGCATCCCAGCGACTGGTATCGGTCTTGATAAGCTGAGTGATGATCTCAAACGACGCATCAACGTCGCGACCAAAGCCGTCGAACTTGCCGGCGATGGCGGAAAGAAAGGTCTCCAACTGGCCGGAATCAAGCGCAGCATTAAGCTCCTCAAGCGCTGCGATGGTTCCCCGCACCGAGTCTTCCATCAGCTCGCCAAGGCCAGCTTCGTTGATCAGTCGGTAAGTCTGATCCCAGGTGTCGCCAAGGTTGGACATGGCCCCGTCGAGCGTATCCATCCGTCGCTCCATGGCGCCGGCAAACTCGTTTTCGCCAAGGGCTGTCAGGTATTCCTCGATCTCTCTGGCATTGTTCCCAATCCTGGTGGTGGTGCCACGGAAAGTCAGCGAGACGCTGTCACCCTCTTGCTTGGCCTTGATGCCAAATTCTTTGAGGCGCTCAAACTCTCCTGTGGCAGCGTCGGCCACGGCCTCAATCATCTGATTAAGGTCTTTGCCCATGGCAGACGCCGTGTTGCCATAGGAAAGCAAAGCCTGCTCAGACGGGGTCAGGCCCAAGTTCACCAGCTTGGTAAAGCCTTCAACAGCCTGGTCAAGCGAGTACGGCGTTTTGGCCGCAAAGTCCTGCAGCGCCTCGAAGGCTTGGGCTGCCTTCTCGCTATTGCCAGTGGCGGTAATCAGGCCAGCATTCAGAACGTCAAACTGCCGCTGGATGGAAACCGCCTTGCTCAGCGCTGCCATTGCTGTTGCAGCGGACAGCAGAGGCCCAATCATCCGACTGACGCCGCTGGCTAGACCTGACGCAGTGCGCGACATTCCGGCCATGTCCTTGTCCGCGTTGCGCACCTGCCGACTGTCGACGCTAATAACCAGTCTCGCGTAATCCGTCATTTCCAAACCCTCGACAGTTCAAACAGCACATCGACCTCCCAGGCGCGCAGATTGCGTCGGGTGAGCTGTGACCAGTGGCTTAATTCGGTGAAACTGAAGTTGGCGGCGACCTGCCAGAACCAATCCCACAAATAGCGGATTTCGTCCGGGCATTCGGGCTGATTGGCCAGCTCTTCCGGCTGCTCGCCGGTCGCCTGCCAGATGGCGATCAGGTGTTCTTTGGTCGAGCGGTCGCTGCCTTGCGGGTGCCGGAGGAGCGCGATTTCCGACTCGCCCCAGGCGATGAGCTGGCCGACCTTTTCGCGAAAAAACGCTGGTCTTGCTCCGCAATGCGCTCGACGTGCGTCCGAATCTGCGGGGCGTCGATCAGGAACTGTGTCTTGTTCTGCTCGGTGCACGGTTTGTCTTTAAAGGACCAGTCAGCGATCAGCGAAGCGATCAGCGCAGCTTGGCGCCTGACGGCAGCCTCTTTGAGCGCCTTGTCAGCAGACTCGCCTTTCTGCGCCGCTGCTTTCTTGCCATCCTCCATTGCAGCTCGGAGCACCTCAGATCGCGCCGACTGAAAGTCGTCAGACCAGATCGAGCGCACAACGAGCCAATGCTCAGTTGGCTTCCCGTCAGGCGCAAAAAGATCGATCTTGATTCCGTCGTTTGCTGAGTCTCTGATCTTGAACAGGTCCATATCGGACATTGCTTTTCTCCAGGCAATAAAAAACCCGCCGAAGCGGGTTTGTGGTGACCGGGCTTGGCTTAATCAAACCCGGGATAATCTGCTGGTGAGAACTCGAAAGCTCTTGTGCCCGCCTGGTAAAAATCTATGCCAATGCGGAACGGGATCTGCTGGCGAACAACTTGCTCCAGCACTCGCGGCTCCATCACGAATATGACATCACTGTCGTTTGTTGTGGACCTCGCGCCAGACCAAGTTTGAACATCTCCATCACCGATGCGCACGCTAAAGTCACACTCGCGGACGCCGCAAAGCATCTGGCCCTTATCGATCACCATGTAGGCGTCCAGCTCGCCCCCTTTCTTCCTGAAGGTGATGGTCAAGTAAGAGCCGCCGGCCTGGTTGTACGGAAAGTCGAAAAGCGTTGCATTGTCAGACCTCAACTTCAGCAGTCTGACTTTCTCGTCCGTCATGCTGTCGGTGAATTCGCTCGCCTCCCATGCAGGCTTTTCTGGTTTCGCTGGTGCGGATGCCGCCGATCCATATTGCCCTCTGTCGGCAGCCCCCATGCCTGTTCCAAACTTCCAGGCAATCGGCAGAACAACCAGCAGAACAAAGAGCCAGCCGAGAATTCCGACGCTCTTTTTCACCTTGGCGCCGCAGTGAGGGCAGGCCTTTGCGCTTGATGCAACCTGCCCACCACACTCTTTACATTTTCCTACCGCCATAACCACCCCTCCCTGATAGACAGGGAGGAATGTATCACCAGGTCAGCGTGTGGCCAAATCAGGCTGCAGCAGTATCCAACCCCAACGTAAGTTGCAGTTGCTCGCGCCAGTGCTCTACCTGGCATTCAAGCCCCGGCTTTTTCCAGCGCCATGCGGCCAGCTCTTTTCCGCTCAGGCTTGCAATGTGACGGGCATCGTCCAGCGCCTTGCAGGCGCGCTCGAACTGTTGGCGTTCGTTCAGTTCGCCATGCAGCAGAGCGTCAATGTGCAGGTCGCACCAGACCGCGAAGTCGTCATCAAGCCAGCGGGCAAATGCTACTGCCAGCTTGGGGTGCAGCCAGGTGCCTTGAATTTTGCCACCCTTTTCGGTCATCACCAGCCCGAAGTGAGATTTTCCCACATCGGTATCCAAGCCCAGCGCGCGAGAAAGTGCGGACATGTAGTTCTTGCTCGCTGGAAGCCGCAGCCAATCAACCGGCCGTTTTTTGTAGCGCTTAGCAACATCAGTCGCATTGATCCACCCGTCAGTATTGAACCGAACCGGCTGGCCTTGGTATCGAAAAGGAATCACGTTGTTCATGTGCTGCTCCTTCCGCCTTAAAAGGGGTAAGCAGGCAAGGGCGTAGGCGGAGCAAAACCGTCCCCTTTCGGCTGATCTGGCCTAGCCTGCTTGTTGCACCGCCTTTCGGCGGGCACAAAAAAGCCCGAGAGGCGTTAACCTTTCGGGCTTAGTTGTCTTGCTTGAGCTGTTACGAACTCCGCGTAATCCGTAGCGAAGTGGTGCCGTCGTAACCGCCGCTCCAGGTGTACTGCGGGATCACCGCGCCTGGCCCGCCGACCTGTTTCTGGCCCTGAACGTAGCGCACCTTCGGCACCTCGATGGTGTAGCTGTCGGATCCTTCCTGCAGCACGATGACGTGACTGGTTTCCGCCTCGTCCAGCACCTTACCCCACAGCACTTCATCCTTGAGGTAGGCACTCATGCTGCCAGAGACGGTGGCCACGCCGTTGCTGATGCAGTAGGCCTCACGGCTGAACAGGGCGAAGGACGCCTCCATGCCGTTATCGATGGTGCCGCTCCACTCGGTGGCGTAGGCAATCGCGGTGCCGCCTTCGGTGAATGAGCCGTTGGTGGTCACCATCATGTCGGTGGTGGTGGCTGCAGCGAAGGTCGCACCGGCCGGCACGGTGTATTTGGCCGCGCCCTTGCCGAGGATGTTGAAGGTAATGCCGGCCTTGTCGCCCAGGGGCGCACTGATGGCCATGGTGCCAACCTTGCAGCCCCGATAGATGTAGTCGACGTTGATGTCGGTGTGGCGCTCAAGGAAGGCGAAGCTGCGCTCGGTCGAGCCGACAATCAGCTCATTGGACGCCCAAGCGCCCTGCAAGGCTGCTTCGATCAGGTCGGAGAAGCTGCCGAAGCTCACCTCTGCAGCGATCTCGCCGGCCACACTGTAGGTACCCCCACGGCTCGGCGGGCGCTGGCGAGACGGATTCATCTCGGCGGATTCGATCTGGTTGACGTTCGGGGTCAGGCCCTGGGTGACAAAGCGCACCGGCTTGAACTCCGGGTTGGCGGGAATGCCGCCGTCCTGGCTGATGGTTACGGTCTCGCCAGCGGCCTCATTGACCAGCGTGACGGCGCCGCCATTCACGTCGGTGACCGTCATGGCGCCATCGGCCACGGTTGCAATCTTGAACTTGCCGTTGTTGGCTGCGGTGGCGAAACCCGACACCTCGATGATGTGGCCCACGGCGAACTGGCCATCATCGATAAAGCCATCGCCAGAATCGGAAAAGGTCGAGCCGGACGCGGTGGCGCTGATGGTAGCGGCCGTCATGGTCGAGAACTCGAGTGTGTAGTACAGCTTCGTGGCGGAGCCGTTAGCAAAGCAGCCCATGGTTATACCTCCGGTCTGATGGTTGTTGCGCTGTAGTAGATCGATACGCTGATGCGTTGCCAGCCGTCGACCGGCCGGAGATTGCCGCGCGTTACTCGGTCGACATGGACGCACTGGCCGTCATAGACGAGCCGGCGCCCAGCGACGAAGTAGTTGCGCAGCTTTTGAACGGCGGCCAGGATGTTCCCGGTGCCGTCATTCATGGGGTAGTTCAGATCGACCTGAAACACCCCGACTGTTTCATCCACGCCACCAGCGCCAAGGCTGGCCACGTCAGTGGATGCGGGCAGGTTGTGCCACTTCGCCCACGGCAGGGTCACTGCTGGCGGAGTGAAGTCCTTGCCTTCGTTGCCTGTTGGCAGGCCAAGCGCTGCCGCCGCCAGGCCCTGCACCAGGGCGGCGTTGATACTGATTTCGGACATTGGTCAGACCCTGAGCTTGGCGATTGCCGCTTTGACGATGCGCTGCACCCTGGCCACATTTTTTCTTACCATTCCGGTGGGCGCTTGAGTGCTGCTGCCCTCTTCAAGGAAGAGGATGTAAGGGAGCGTGTTTGACAGGTAGGTGACCTGGCCTGCTCCGGGCGGCGTATTTTCTTCGACCTCAGCCATTGCTTCGCCGCCGGTTCTGCCAACCTTGATCTTGTCCTCGCGCTCAGGAGATTCATTCGGCGTTCCAACAGACGTGGTCCACGCCCCTCTGGCTCGACCGGTATCAACGGGAGTCGATTTGATTACATCGCCGAAAAGCTGCAGCGTCGCGGCCCGGGTGATTTTGTTGTGCGCTTCGGTCGCGTCCTTTGCGAAGTTGCGGATATCGCCTGAGAAGCTCATCACTTGCGCCCGTGAATTTCATAGGCCAGCGGAGTGCCGGCCGGATTGGAGATCTTGATGCTCTGCACCCGCCAGTCAGCGCCATCGGCATGGATGAGGCTGGTCATCAGGGGCGCACTGTCCAGCCCCTTGGCGGCGATGAGGATCTTCTTGTCCCCCACCTTCACCTCGGTGCCCGCTGCGTATTTCGCCCCGGCCTCTTGAGAGGTGTAATCCAGCAGGATCATCTGGGCGTCCTGAGTCGACGTGCTGCCGCCCGTCTCGTCACCGGTAACCGGGTCGTAACTTCCCGGCACTTCGTCCTTGATCTGGCCGGCTTGGCCGAACTCAGAGATCAGTTCGAGCGCGACCGTGGCCATTTCGTCGTAGAAGCCGGCCATCATCCACGTACCATCGGGATCTGCCAAGACGACTCAAGCAGCCCGGCCACGTTGGCAAGCGACTGCCGACCAGCCACAGGCGTCGATACTGACAACTTCGCTGCGCCATACTGCCGCTCTACCGCCCCTTCGACGCGATCCTTGATAACGGCGCCCTTGCGCAGCTCGGGCGGGTCGATGTCGTCTGCATGGATTTCTCCCGCCATCGCCATCTGGCACTGCTTGACCTGGCGCGGGATAGCGTCCGATGGCAGCTCATACCCGTTCGAGAGCACCCCATAGCGCGGCCAGGCACCGGTCTGGTCGCGGTTAACCGCCCAGCCCTTCCAAGGCAGGGTGTTCATCTGCAGATAGGCGCGGCGCAGCAGGGCTTCCTGCTCTGCCTCGGTACCGGGAATGGTCAGGCCGTAGTTGGCGGCATAGGTCGCCAGCTCGGCAGCGGTGGCGTAGCTGTCGGCACCGGCCACGATTGAGCCATTCTCGATGATCAGCATGGGTTATGCCTCGTCCAGCAGCTTGGCCAGATCGGCTTTCTTGGCGCTCGCAGGCGCTTCGATGCCTTTTTCAGTGAGAGCGGCCGTCAGCTGCTCGACAGTGAGGCCTTTGGATGGCTTGTCGCTGTCGTCAGCCTCGTCCAGCAGCTTGTGAACCTTCGGGTCGTAGTCGGACTCGTTGATGACGACGTGGTCACCCTGATCCTTGCCCCACGGTTTTACCTTGATGGTTTTCATGCGTTGCTCCAGAAAGAGGCCGAGGCCCGGAGGCCCCGGCAAACGGGATTAGCCCAGCAGCAGGCCGATGTGTTCTTTCTTCACCGCAGCACAGCCCCAGGCTGCAGCAATCTCAAACTGCATCTGGCGGTACTGGGCGTACATCGACACCTCGAAGCTGAGGCCGGTCAGCGGGTCGGTCACGATCATGCGATCCACCGCGCTGTCGCCGCCTTCCGGCAGGGCCGGTGCGCGAGTCGCCAGAGCGATCGCCGAGCGAGCGAAGAACATGTTGCGCGCGCTGGCAGAGATCACAGTGATGTTGGTGGCCGATGCCGGGATGGCCTGACGCAGACCCGGTGCTTGCAGGGTGATGGTGCCGCCGTCGGATACATCGGTGTCACCGCTGGCTACGACGTACTTGTTGCTGTCGCCAGCAAAAGTAATCACGTCGCCAGCCAGAACGGTGCCGGTACCCGCGGATGCCAGGGTAATGACGGTGGCGCCCTCGGCATAACCTGCAGCGTTGGTGGTGGCGGACGCACCAGTACCCGGGGTGAAGGTCTTGATCTGCGCGGACTGACGCAGAGCCAGGCCTTGCAGGCGGTCGGTGATGCCATTGCGCAGCATGTCCTCGCGGCCCGACTCGTTCACCTTGAACAGGACAGACTGCTTGCCGCGCAGGTTAGCCATTGCCGCGGTACCCAGCACCAGCTGGAAGTCCAGGCCTTGCGCGCCGTTTTCCTCCAGAATGCGCAGAGCACCAGCGGAATCGCTCAGGTCGGCAGCGGTGCCGAACGGGGCAGTACCGGCGGTGCCGTAGGCGCGGGAGGCGTTGACGTGCAGAGCAGCCAGGTCAGCCTCAATCTCGTTCACCAGAGTACGCATGCCTTGCTGGATCTGGTTGGACAGAATGACGTTGTAGCTTGCGCCATTGTTGTCCAGGCCGCGCTTCTCTTCGCCGTTCCAGCGGATCGGGACACGGCGAGCCTTGGTGATGGTCATCGGCACGTTGCCGATGGTCTGATCACCGTCGTTCGGCGGAGTAACGGCCGGGGTGATGTCGGTAGCAGTGGCAGAACCAACAACCGGAGACATCACGGTTTGGCCTACAGCAGCGCGATCGTAGGTCATGTCAGAGGAAACGGCAGGAATCATGCCGACCAGTTCGCGGGACACCACGTCCAGCGCGTTGTACAGAGTGGGCACCAGCCCGGTCAGAGTGTTGGCCATTTGAAGGCTCCTTGATTTCAGATCGATGATTGAGTTTTCAGACTTCCGGGCCATCCGACCCAAGCACCGACCCCCATCCGGGCATCGGCATGATTGCGGCGTCAGTCGTTGACTACGCCGCCTTCGCGCGCAAACGCTGCCTGATCAGGCGGAGAAAGCGCGTCAAAGCTGGTGCGGCTCATGGACTTCTTGCCGCCGTTGTTTCCGCCACCACCGTTCGGAGCGCCGCCGCCATTGGCGCCAGAGCCCTTCAGGATGTGGTCTTTGTAGGGATAGGCTTCGACCAGCAGTTCGATAGCCTCTTCTGCGTTGGCCAGCTCGCCATGCCGGGTGCGGGAGTAGAGCTTGTTGCCTTGGGCGTCATAACCAACGACCTTGCCGTCTTCGACCTTGAGGCTGTTGGCGAACAGAGCGCGGGCGATCTCAACGCCAGCAGGGCCCTCGGCCGCAAACTTCTCAGCGATGAACTTGGAGGAAGCGAACGCGCCACCGATCAGATGGTTGTTCAGCTGCCCCTTAAGGGTCTCGTTTTCCTTGACCACCGGGCCGTACTTTTCCTCAACGCTTTTCACCGCCTCGGAGACAGCCTTGTCGCGGTCACCTGCGGCTATCAGGTTCTTCTCGTCGAGGTTCTTGACGGTCGTCAGCGCCTTCAGCGCCGCTGCCGGGTCTTCGATCCCCTCGAAGCCCTTCAGCTTGCCCTCAGCCGCCTCGGCACGCTCGCGATGCCCCTTGGCTTCACCGTTAAGGCGGCCAATGGTTGCGACGGTGCTGTCAGCGTCGAAAGGCGCTTCCTTACCCTGAGCATCAGTAAATACCGGCAGTTTCTGGCCGTTGACCTCTTGCAGGACGATGTGGCCATCAGCATCAAATTTGAAAGGCATGGTGTATTTCCTCGGGCATCCGCCCATCTGCTAGGCCATCCGGCCCGGTTCGCCCTGTTTCATCCGAAACGCGGGCATAAAAAAGCCTCGCATGAGCGAGGCTGAAATTTGGGTACAAAAAACCCGGCGCTTGGCCGGGTTGCTTTCAGTTCTACCTGTTCACTTAAATCGCTTTTGGCGCTCGGCCATCATTTGATCTGCCAGCTGTGCCGCGCGACTGGCTATCGCCAGCGATGTATTCTGCAAGCCGTCTAGCGGGCTTCCTTTGCCTTCAGATGCTTTTGCACTGACAGCTATCACAGCAGCGGCGTAATACTGGTCCCAAGCAGATTGATTTTCGTTGCCTTGAATCATGGTCTTTCCTTGATTATGTGATGGCGCTTAATCATGCCCCACCAATCATCCCATCACCACCCTTTCGCCGCCCATAAGGCATAGTACGCACAGCTTCTGCTTGGTCACCGACTTGCCAATACCGATCTTGGCCTCGATGTACTCACGACCGCCGCAGCGGCCGCACTGGGGCATGGCTTTTGGCCTTGGCATAGCGCGAACGCGCTTGCGCACCTGCTCTGCTGGTGTCTCTGGTGCTGGCGTTCCGTCGATGACGGTGAATCGGCGCTTGTCGGTCATGCGCTGATGTTACGCCGCAATACCCGCCTTCTCAAAGGCCCGCGCGTCGCGTTCTCGCAGCTGATCCAGGTCCAGATAACGGCCCTTGTCGTTGTAAAAGCGATCAAGGGTCAACCCGCCTTCCCTGAACAGCTTGCCGCGTGTCGGGCCAAGCACCTCGTCCTGGCGCTCTGCGCTCTGGGTTTTTAGCCAGTCGCCATAGCTCATGGACTCAGGCACCTGGCCATCCATGCTGGCCCGGTCAGCCTCGCCGATTTCCTCGGGCGTCAGGCCCAGCTCTTCCCAAAGCGTGATGATCGGCGTCGACGTAGACCGGCACTGCCAGTGGATGCGACCCGGGCCTGCCAGCCATGGCACTGAGTGCCCGACCGGCTTGTGATCCTTGCTGTACCGCAACCCATCACGCAACCGGCAATCGGGCGATGTCCTCGAATCCAGAGTACTCAGCCATTTGACCGAAGCGACCAGGTCATCGTTGGCTGCATAGAACTGATCCCGCGCGCCCTGCGACACATGGCCGATGGCAGTGCGCACCATCGACTCGATGTCCTGCCGTGACCGGTTCAGCAGGCCGTCAGCGTAGCCCTCTGACCTGATGCCCATAATGCTGCGGACAATCTGGTCATTGGTCAGGCCGCTGGTCATGCCGATGCGGATCGCATCACGAATGCGGGCAGCCCGGGCGGCCTCGATGTCGCTCAGCCACTCCGACAGCAGCTTGCCTTGAAACGGGCGGCTAAATGCAATCTGGCGAACCTGCGCCAGCGTGACGCCGGCCAGCGGCGCGACCGCCAAGGCCGGGGCCGGAATAACCGTAGTGAACAGCCGGTCCTGATAGTCCAGCTCGTATTGCCCCAGCGCCACCATATCGGTGATTACCTGTTCGGCAACTGAAGCCATCGTTTGCGCGTTCAGCTCTCGCACCGAGGCAAGCATGCGCTCCAGGTACTGCACGGTGAAGCTCTGGCCGTCCATGCGGGCCACGGCATCAGCAAGACGAGCCGCCAAATCAGCATCGGCGCGATTCAACAGCGCCATGATCTTGCGGACCTCGGCGTTACTGTACTGCTGCAGGTCTAACTGATGGCTGATTGACGCCGATTGCATCTGCTCGTTGACGGTCGCCATTACATGCTACCCAGCGCCGGCCCCTGCTGCTCGATGCGCTCCCGCTCGTCTTCCCACCTGAGGTCATCGGAAACGACGCGGCGGCGCAGCATCTCGTTGAAAAGCGTTTCGTCAGACAGGGCGCCCGAATTGCGCATATTCAGCAATGCCGGCAGCGTCACCTCGGGGATGTAATCCGCATCAAAGTTGCCATTGACCTTGATGTTCCCGCCGTCCGGCAGGCTCAGCCACATGGCGAACAGCTGTAGGATCTGGTCTCCGCAATCCTCCAGACGGCCCGCCATCGTCTCCAGCGGGCTGTTGTCTTGCGCCGCTTCTTCGTCTGCCTGAGTCGCGGTCTTGGTGCCAGAGTCTTCACGCTGCAGCAACTTGCCGCCGGCCATTCGCATCTGGGCTTCCAGGTCCTGCAGCGACACGCGGCCCGCCTCAATGGCCTTGCCGGTGTGCTCAACGTACTTCAGGTCGCCATCCGGGCCCATACGGGTGGCGGAGGACGTGCCAATGGTCATTTCCCACGGCACCATCTTGCCTGTGGCATCCACGGTATCGCCCGGGTTGATCGCCACCAGCAGCGGTACGCGCGCAACGTGCAGGATGTTGTCCTGATCACTCTGGCTCTGCCAGTGCTTGACGTTGAGGTGCGCCAGCTCCATCAGCGGCGGCTTGGCAGTCATAAAACCCGTGCGCTTGGTGTACAGCACCGCCAGCGGGATCAGGGGCAGCGTGGTGACGCCCTCTTCAAAGACGAACCACTCCGTCTTTCCGTTAACCTCACGCTTGCGCCAGACCGTCCACTTGCCGATCTCCAGCACGCGAACCTGCTGAATGGTCTTGCTGACGAACTCATTCTCCGGGTCATCCTCTTCGACCGACTCCATGTACCGGAACTGTGTCAGCACCTGCCCGCCCGCCTGACCGACGGACTTCCAGCCGAGCACCTGCTCTGGCTTGATGATCACCGAATAGGGGCGAACGCCTGCAGCAATCTCATCTGCCCGGGTGCGAATGCCGGCAGCGCGCGGGTAATCGACCAGCGCAAAGCAGATCCCGCGTGACAGCCCGATACTGAATAGCTCTTGCAGCCAGACCTGCAGGTTGTTGCCCTGCTGGTCAATGTCCTCGGCCAGCTCGACGATACGGGCCGGCACATTCTCGCTAACAGTGACTGGCTTTGCGAACACTCGACCGGTCATGCTGGCCACAGTCTCGGAGTAAGCAGGCAGCAGGGTCGAGGCGCTCAGTCGCGCCTTGTACGCCTCAGCATCTTCCTTCGGCCACTTCGGCAGCAGGGCCGTGCCAGCTGCGCGCATGCCTTTGGTGCCATTCATGAGCGGATCGACAACCGCCCAGTCTTCGCGCATCGCGTCGACAGCTGGCGTTGTCTTGCTTGGATCGTTGCTCATGGTTACATCCTGAGTGGGGTGGACTGTGTAACAGGCCTGATGATCGGGAACTGGTTGTGGATGAAGTACCCGCCAGCGTCGTTGGCATGGTCAGCGCCCTGCGACTTATCGGGCTCGCCGCTGTCGTTCCATATTTGCTGTTCAAGGCAGTCAGCGTAGATCGGGCACTTGTCCGCGTTGACGCGGTACCGGCGCTCACCCTTGGCGTTACAGAACATCGCGTTCATCGCGTTTACCCGGTCCTTAACCGGTGGATTCGCTGCCGGCGCTTTCACATGAAAGCCCGCCTGCTTGAGCAGGGCCAGATCGGTAACGCTGGCGTTGACCGACTTGCGCGAGTCTCCGGAGGCGTCCGGATAAACCAGCACCTCGCATGTTTTCTGGTACGTGTTGCCATCGAAGCGCCAATAGCGCTCTTTGATTTTCTGGATCATGTCCGGGGTGTCGTAACCCTGGGTGATCTCATCTACAGCGAATGGCAGGCCTTCACGCAGCACATGCGCAATTGCCGACATCTTGCCGACGTTGAAGTCCATTCCGATGTGCAGCGCCTCGCCCTGCAGATGCTCCGCATCCGTGCCGTTCAGCTTCCGGTCATAGGCGTGGTACACCGTGCCGGAGGTCAGGTTGACGAACAGGCCCTTCAAGTAAGCACTGATCAGCTGCGGCGGATACGACTCCATCAGCGACTGGATGTAGTCATCCGGCAGGTTCAGCTCATTGTCGAAGGTGGACGCCTGAACCAGCCCGTACAGCCCGGCCAAGTGCGGCTTATCCCTAAGCTGCTTCACGAACTGCTGATGGACAAACTTGAAGCCCTCCGGCGTCGTGGTGACATCTACGCCATTCTTCAGCCCGTCTACCTTGTAACGCATCCTGGCGATGATCTTGCGCCAAGCATGCTGCGCCTTGAGCACCGGCAGAACATCCAGCTCATCAACCAAGGCGTGGCCGATCTTGAACCCGACGATGGTTTGCGGCTTCTCCATGGACCGGCAGATGGTGGTGCTGCGATACCGGCCGCCAGCATAGAACTCGACTTCCTTGTCGCTTTCCTTGGTCTTGACCTTCAGCCCCCAGTCAAAAGCCACTTCCTCGATCGTCGGGAAGAAGATGTCCCGGATCTGCGGGTAGGTCGGCGCGAAGTAGCCCGAGTTGATCTTCGGCCACTCCCAGACATGCTTGCAGATACCTGCACCGCCTACCCAAGTCTTGCCCGAGCCAAACCCAGCTACGAAGCCGCGGAACTTGTGCGGCATGGCCAGGAACTCACCCTGCGGCACATTAAGCGTCGGCATCACGCTTCCTGGCGTCTACGATCGCCACTTCAACTCTTGCAGGCACAATGTCGCTTGGGTCTGCCTCAGCCTTTGCGTGGCGATTTACATAGACGTCGCCAACTTCCTTCGCGGCCTGCTCAAGCAGCTGAGCCGTCAGCGCCATGTTGCGCATGCCTTCCGCCCGCTCCGCCATCCTGCCAAGCGCCCGCAGCCGGTACGCTCGGTTGGCAATGGGAATGTCCTGGGTCTCTTCCTTGAACCTCTCTCTGCAGGCGTGAAACATGTCCGCCCACTTCTTGGCCAACCCGCGACCGGCATACTTTGTTGGGTCGTGAGACTCGCACGCTTGGCGGCTTACCTCTAGCCCGAACTCTTTCTTGACTGCCTCGGCCACCTGTGACGGCGTGTCGAAGCATGCAAGCGCCTGAACTATGAACGCCCTGACCTCGCTTCGCATTGCTGCCATATGATTGTCATCCGTCAAAACCTGTCAGTGATCAGGCCGACTTGAGCAGGCAGGTTCCGCAGGCCCTCGCGATATTGATTTGCGCCACCTCTGGCGCGCTTGCAGCAGCGTTAATCATCTGCTGCACCTCTGTGCTTGCACCGTATCTGCGAACCACGCCAACGAACTCTTCAACGTCGTGGCCGCACAGCTCGAGCGCAGGCAGTCCGTCCTGGGTGAACTTCGGGGCACCGTACTGATCGAGCTTCTGGCGTATGTGGTACAGCTCATGCTCCACCAAGGCGCAGAACTCAACATCTGAGCACTGGTCGCAGTAATCGGCCGCCAGCGTGATCAGGAAGGCAGGCTCTCGCCCGAACCATTCCCGCATCTGCTGCTCCTGTCGGGCCTTCTGCCACCCGCCGACCCGGAACGCCACCTGCTCTGCCTGGCCAATGACTGTGCGCCCGCGCTTTCCGAAGCCTGTCGAGGCCCAGAGGATCGCTATGTCCGCATCCAGAAGGTGCGCATGGTCCTCGTTATGGATGCTGCCGGTGCTGGACAGGATTTCATTCGTGATCCATTCCCACACACCGGCAGCCGGGCGAAGCGTCGGCAGGGCGTGCTGGAACAGATCGGCTGGCGGCACTGGCCTGCTGACCTTAGCCGCCTTTTGGGAAGCTGCCATCGATTATCACCTGCTCTCCGAGGCGAAGAAGGCCAAGAACTTGCAGGTCATCCGACTTTGGGCCAAAACCATACGTTTCGATCGCACCATTCTTGCCCATCAGAACCAAGGCTCCAGTTTCGCATGGCTCGATCTCTCCGCTCTCCATCATTTCGATGGCCGACTTCAGTGCCTTAATCGGGTCGGAGTAGCCCTCCGGCTTGAGCTGAACCACTTTGAGATCAGTCATGGCCTGCGTCCCGTATCGCCAGCATTCGAGCAGTCTCCTCATGCCAGAGACCCGACAGGATGGCGACCACCAGACCTTGCGGGACACCTGCGTCCTTCGCCCGGTCTATCGCGCTACCGAGATCGGTGCACATGGCATTGAGGGCATCATTCACTTCCTGGCTGACAGGCTTGGACGAGTAGATGCGGCTGACGCTCACTTGGTGCTCTCCAACTGCAGCTTGATACCGCGTGACACCCAGCGCTCAACCTTCCGCCAATCCGGGTCACGGCCTGTTGCAAGCGACACCATCGCAACGCCGGCCAGATACCAGTCGAGCCACCAGGCGCGTTTGATCAGCACGCGACAGGTCAGCGGCTTAGCCATGGTTCGGCCTGATTACGGTCGCCACATTTCCCCGAGACCGCCAGACCATGACCGCCAAGATCACGAACACGATCAGCAGAAACGGGCTTACCGGTGCAACCTGGTGACCAGTGATTGGAGCAAGGGCGACGGTCAGTGAATAACCGCCAGTACCGACAGCAAGCAGCCACGCGCAAAGGCTCACGCCCGGGCGATAGCGCGCGCCCTCCCGGCGGAACATAACCAGCCGCAGGCAGATTGACCCGCACAGCAGCGAGACGATCAGCGTGGATAGCGTTGGCAGTGCCGCAGGTTCAGCCATCTTTTCGCCCCCTGACAACAAAGTCAGCGATAGTGACGATCCAGCCGGGTGTCTTGCCTTCCTGTATCCACTCCATCAGGCTGATGCAGACCACGACGACGAAGATACCGACGAACATAGCAGGGACAGCCGCGGTCTCGGTCCAGCCGCGCGCAACCATCTCCGCCGATACGAAATAGCCGGCAATCCAAGAGAAAACAAAGTAGCCCAGCTTGGCCGCCCAGCTCAGGTCCTTTGAGAACACCATGAAAAACAGAGCGCCTGCGAAGGCGGCCGTAACGGCCTCAAGGTTCACGCCTGGGATCAGGCTGGCGGCGGTGACTGTGGCGACTCCTGCGCCTGCAATGACGCCGCTGCTGATGTCGGGCATTGTGTGTCTCCATGGCTGGGCCACACGCATGAGGCCAAAACAAAAAAGCCCGCTCAGTGGCGGGCTGTGAAACGGGCATAAAAAAACCCGCCTCAATGGACGGGTTATTTCGAGCGGCAAAACCGCAGATTGGTATTAATACTGATCAGTTGATTAGGGATTTGCAAGCTCTTCTTGCCCATACTTGCGGGTATGCTGATTGTCGATCTCTCCCTCGGCTGGCATGTGAGAACGCAGACTCGACACATCAATCGGACATGGCTACTTTTAAATGGCCACTACTGACAAAGGATGCCCCTCATGCACGCAAGGATTCTTCCGGTCATTCTAATTGTGTTTTCACTTGCTGCCTGTTCTTCTTTACGGCCAAGCCTGCCAAATACGGTGTCATTCTCCTCTACATCGCTAAGAGCTGATACTTGTCCTAGCGAATCAGCAACCGTCTACGCCTGCGCAAACAGAGCAATGATCAAGAGTTACAGGAATTCGGCGCGTGGACTTGAAAAGAAAGAATGGGGTTCTGGTGAGGTAGAGCTTGTAGGCGGCGCGCTCGGTGCTGCCGGTGTGGTTGCCAGCTCGGTTCCGGTTGCAGCTGGTGGTGCTGTGCTATTTGGTGGCAGTGAGGTGCTGAGCAACTTCTACGGCATTGAAAAACAAACGGACGCCTACGTGAAGGCGTATCACGCCGCAAGCTGCCTCCAAACCATTGCCGAATCACTCCGGCCGGATCTCTTTAAACACATCCAGGACCCGCCCGGATGGGGCTCTGTCGAGCTATATGCACTCCACCACCTCAACATCGCTTCAGAAAAGGTCGATAACCGATTATTTGAATCCTTGCGTATGAGGGCGGTTAGCCAGCCTCCAAACTTCAGCGCGCTTCAAGCAAGCATTGAGGCGGCAATGACCGCCAAGCCTGCCGCAGGTTCCAGCAACACCGAGAAAGCGCTCGCAGAATTAACTGACGCGGATAAAGCAGCGATCGAAGCGCAAAAGCAAGCAATAGGTCGCTTGGAAGCCAATATCGAACTCTGTCTGGCACTTTAGGAGTTCGCCTTTCGCGCAGCAAGCGGCTGCAGGAACAGGCCGGGTATCCCCCGGCCTTCTCTTTTTCTTGGTGATGGTCATGCAGCCACTTCACTGCAGAGTCCGTTGGCCTTTAGCAACTGCTCGACGCGCCTGAAAGCCGAATCCAAATTGCCACCAAGCCACTTGCCAATAAGCCCTCGCCAACGCCGCAGAGTGCTATCCGGCGTGCCATCAGAGTCCCAGCTGTGCAGCACGTAGAAGGCGGCCGGCAAGCGCTTCGGCACTGCCCATGCGGTCACGGCCTTGGTTACAAACAGTCGGTGTGCAGGCGACTCTACTCGCAGGATCAGCCAGCGCACCGCATCAGCCACCTCTCGGTCATTGATGCTGTACTTGGCTACCAGCACGTTCCACTGAAGCTCGGTCAGCTCTCGGTGCAGCATTCCTCGCGTCATCGCGTCCTGGGTCAGTCGCTCTTCCGCGCTCAGACCAGACCCCGCGCCGCGTTCTTCGGGGAAGCCTGTTTGGTACCGCATCTGCCACCCGGCCTTGGCCGTGCCGTCGTTGGTCTCGATCGACATCACCCGCGCAATGCAGTGCCCTGCGTCTTTGTAGATCATGCCAGCTCCCCCGCTGTAGTTTTCTCATTCGCCCGTTTCAGTTCCCGCGTCATCGCCCGGTACTTGGCCTTGATGGCTTGTAGGTCTTCGATGGTGTACTTCTTGGCCTCGTGCAGGCCTTCCAGCCACTCAACCGAGGTCTGGCCAATGCGCTTGATCAGCCTGATGCGGTACTCCACTGCGTTGCCCGATAGGTTGCGGTTGCACTTCACGCACTGGGCATGGCAGTTCAGCGGCTCGAACCGAAGCTCAGGGCATGAGCCGGTAGACCGATAGTGGCCTGCATCGATGCGACTCCCGGTCAGCAGGTCGCCGTCATTCGGCATCGATCCACAGCTGATGCACGGCAGGCCGCGGTCACGCTCGCGGATGTAAGCGTTAAACGCCGCCTGAGCCTCGCGAATATGGTCACCCTTGGTCTTGAGGCGCTGCTTGGCCTCTCGGCTTTCCCGTCGCTCGCGCTTGGCTTTGGCCTGCCGCGCCTTCTCGTTCTGCTGCTGGGTCAGCTTCAGGCCACACAGGCCGCTGCACACGTTCTGCATTGGGCGCTGGGCCATGTACTCGGTCTTGCAGACCTTGCATTTGCGTTTGCGGGGCTTGAATGCGTTCACGCAGCCTCCTCGCTCAGCAGGTCGTCCAGATAAACACCCTGCGCCCGCAGCTTGGCCGCCACACGCTCGGTGTACTCAATGCCCTGCTTGCGATCGAACAGGCGCGTCACCGGCAGCCCTTCCGGCCCGGCCACCGGGTGACCGCCCATCAGCTCCAGCTTTTCCTCGTAGCTGAGGTGGGCGAACAACCTGAACCAGGTGGCGTGAAAATCCGGGCTGTCGCGCAGGAGGATGCGGACACCGACCTCCAGCTTGCACAGCTTGCGCACCTCTTCGGCGTCGCCGGCCTCGATCATTTCAGCGGCGCGCTTGTACATGCCGAACCAAAGCGCGTTCTGATCAAGGGTGCGGTCCTTGCCGGTGCTGACGGTCAGCTTGACGTACTTGTGCTGGCGGTAAAGCGCGGTCAGCCGGGATATGCATTCGGCCAGCTTCGCCGGGCCATTGACGACGAGACGGTCAGCCATGAATCCTCCCGATTGCATAAGCAAGGCCAACACAGATGCCTACGACGAACCCGCTATCGCTGTAGGCCGCGATTCCGCCAAGGACTCCGGCAGCCAATACCGCAAGAACGTCACCCATAGGTCACCGCCTCTCGAATCTTGCGAACCCCTGCAGGGCCAAGCCGATACACCTTGATGATTCGAGCCTTTTCAGCAGAGAACGAAAGTCCGGGCTGGCTGCAATCTGGGTCTGGTTCGACCTCGCCTACCGGCTCAACCTCGTATACCCAGCCCGCTTTCTTGGTTGGGTACATGCCCGCATACATGGCGGCGGCGACGTGGTCTGTGGTCACGTACACGCGGTCTCGCCGACACAGGCCCTCCGCCCCATAGTTGGCCAATGTCTTGCTCGTCCCTGTAACTGCTGGAGCCAGAATGAACTGACCCGTCTTCATGCCTGGCCGGCCACCGTGGTAGAACTTGACTCTCTCCGTCATCAGTCCATCCGCGCGATAATTGCCAGAAACAGCAGCGACAGCAGCAGCCAGCGGATTGGGCGGAATGCGTCGCCTTGGTGATCTTGTTCGCGTTTGTCGGTCATTGGGATGGCTCCTTGACGGTCGCCAGCGCGGCGCGGGAGGCTTGCCAGGCGAGCCACATCCCGTTCACAACGCGGTGGCAGTACTTTTCGCCATCCCAAGAGGAAATGGTTTTCGGCTCTTCCGGGGCCACCTGCTCCCACATATGCCAGCTGAAAGTAGATTCCGCCCACGCCTCAAACTCCGCCCTGCTCTTCTCGTTATCCATGCTCATGCATCCACCAAACAGCCGTGGCGCATTTCCTTCCGCGCCCGGCCTCGCTCAAGGGTCAATGGGTCTCGGCTTGATACAACCCAGCCGTTCTTCAGGTACTGGTCGACCAGGTGGCGTAGGTCGAGTTGGGTGCGGTGGTTTTTGGTCATGGCATCGCCTCCCCTCGGGCAGACGCCCAGCTGAACGGCACTACCACCGCGCCGCCTTCCTTGATGCGGTCAAAGCAGCGCTCTCCGATTGCCTCGCCAAGCTCGGTGGCGGCCAGGTTGGAGACGATCACGGTAGGTAGGCAGCTTTCGTAACGGCCGTTGATGATTCGATACAGGGTTGCCAACTCGAACTCGCTCGGCTTGGTGGCTCCAACCTCATCGAGGATCAACAGGTCGGCACCGAGGATTGGCCGCAGCAGCTCTGTTTCGCTCTCTTCGTCCCGATTGCTGTAGCTGGCCCGTATCCCGATCAGGATGTCGCCAACAGTCCGGTACACTGCGCGGCGGCTCATTCGGCGCAGCAGACGATTGGCAATGCCGCACGCAAGATGGGTTTTGCCGGTGCCCACTTTGCCCAGCAGCAGCAGGCAGCGGCCGACTGACTTGTGGTGGTCGAAGTTGTCGGCGTACTCGGTGCACACCTCCAGCGCACGGCGCTGGCCTTCGTTCTTGACCTGGTAGTTATTCAGCGAGCGATCAGCGAAGCGCTTCGGTATCTGCGCAATGGGCAGGTGGCGCCACACGAACTCGGCGCGCTTCTGCTCTTCTTCCTCGCGCTCTCGCTCCACACGGGCGCACACAGGGCAGCCGCTCGGCTGGTGGCCGTCACGGTGGATCGCGATATACCCGCCATGCTCTGGACAGGTCTCAGCAGACTTTCCAGTCACGCCCATGCGGCGCTCAAGATCGCCAACGGTGGTATCAACTTCAGAGGCCATAGGTGCCATCCTCCCGGCGTTTCAGCCCAGACTCGTAATCACGTTGATCAAACCCGGTGTGACGGGATTGGCCGGGGAATGGGTGCAGGTTTCCATCTGGCTGCACCTCGTCCTCCCAGCGCCTGCCGTTCAGCCACGTCGCCGGGTGCGGTATGAAGCGGCCGCCGTCCTTGAGCCATTCAGCGGACACGCAGTAGCGCCCGAGGCCATCAAAAATCTGGTTGATCAGGTCGTCGGTCAGCTTGAGCTTCTTCCACGCTTTCAGCGCATTGGCCTTGCCCTTCTTGTTCGGGTACAGCCGATAGAACTTTGCGAACAGGTCGTCGCTGGCTGTGGAGTCGTCGCGAGCCGGAGGCGCGCAAGGGGGTTGAAGGGAATCAGGAATCAGAGAATCAGGAATCAGAGAATCAGGCGATCTAGGTGATGCCTTGGCACTGCCTAGGTTGTGCTCAGCAACCTCCTTTTCATGGGAAGGCTCTATCTCGGAGCATTCGTTGTTTTGCTCCGGCAACTCACTGGCCTTCTCCCTCACGTGAGGGGCTTGATGCTTCGAGAAGTTGACGATCTGAATGATGCGCTGCTCGCCAACCTGATATCGACGAATAAACCCGGCACGCGCTATTTTCCACAGGGCGTCATCAGCATCTACATCGTCATATGGAAGGGCCTCTACCTTGATACGCTTTGGGCGATCCTCCAGCCTTCCTTCCTTGTCAGCCAGCATCCACAGGTATATGAAAAGCAGGCGCTCAATCGCGCCAAGTTCTGCCAGGTCTTCGTTCGCCATAATCCCCGGCTTTATATTGCGAGAACGGGCCATGGCTACACCTCCACTCGGTTGGATTTTATGAGGTTCTGCTTGGCGGTAATGATTTGCAGATTTTCAGCAACGTGGAGTCCGCAGACCCTTTTGCCCGCCAGCGGATAGATGTGGTCGACATGCCATGACTCGCCAGTATCGGCGCTCATCTCTTGGGCTTTCTGGTAAATAGCGTTGATTGCATCGCGATCAGCCCAAGCGGGAAGTGCTAGGCGCTTGCGTGAACGGCGCGCCGCACCTTGCGACGAGACCAAGCAGAGGGGCTTGACCGAACACCAATCGCTGAAGTTGTTCACCTGGATGTAGCGCCTCCCTTCGCAGGTGTAGCGAACGATGAACTCGTTATCGACAAGCCAGTTCAACAGGGGATCAATGTCGAGCCCGTCTCGGTACGGGAAAATCTCCGCCTTGATGCGCAGCGGCCGGTCCTCAAGCCGCCCCTCTCGGTCAGCGAGAAGCCAAAGCCCCTCAAACAGAAGAGTCGCCAGCGGGTCGGCCACGCCAAGAACTTCGTTCTTGAACAGGCCCGGTTTGATGTTGCGTGCTCTAGCCATTTGCCTGGGCCTCCATTTCCGCCCTGAACGCGGTCCAGTTTGGGGTGACTTTTGCGTACTCAACGATGTCCTCTGGGTCCATGCCTGCCGCAACGGCGGCCTCCATCAGGGGCAGCGCGAGCTTTTCGTTGACGTAGATTCGATTTCGAAGGATTCCCCGCGCATAGCGGAGGCGCTGCGCTGATTCAGGCATTCGCCGCGTAGCGCAGATCTTTGGAATTGAGTTGAAGTAGGCGTTGATTGCGTCTTGGTCCGGCTCGCCATCAAGGCGCTCGCCAGCCAAGTCGGCCGCATCCAGAATCTCGCTTACCGAGAATCGCTTGAGCCACTTGCGAACTGACTGCTTGCCGTGCTCGTTTACTATGAAGCCAGCCATCGGCCCTTCAATTCGCTCTACGACCGCATCAACGGTCTCGTCATCCAGACCTTTCAGCGAGTCGCGCCAAGCAAGCATCATTTCCAACTGCTCGCGCCGCTTGTTCAGTTCTTCCAGCTGCGCGCGCTGAACCTCGATAGAAGTGGAGTCGTTGAGCAGCCGATCTGACTTGCCGGAGTTGCACGCCTCGCATGATGTGACCAGGTTGATGATTTCGTTGTCGCCGCCCTTGCTCACAGGGTTGATGTGGTCGACATGCAGGATTACGTCCGGCGACTTTGCGCCGCAGTACTGACAGGTGAAGCTGTCGCGCTTGAACACCTCGAAGCGGACTTTCTTGCTAATCGTTTTTCTCTTGCTCATACTTACCTCTCAAGAAGTTGCAGTACCCGAGCCCGCTCTGATCCAGCGGGCTTTTTCTTGCCTGTTCATCAACCCACCTTCACTGCTTCAACAAGCGCGTCGATGCTGTGTCTGGCCTCTGCCGCCTCGCGCAGGATCTTCTGCCGCTCGATCTGCGATACCCGTCCGTCATCCAGCGCATCGGTTACCGCTCGCGTCACGTCCGCCACCTCGGCGCTCATGTGCAGCAGCGCGCTGGTCAGCTCCTGCGCCGCCGGCTTTTCCTTCGCCACCAGATCGAAGCCGAACTCATCCGCCAGTGCCTCAAGCGGGCGCATATCCCCGCTGTGCAGCAAAATGCCGTACAGGTGTTCAACGGTCAGGCGGTGGGCGTCGTCGTCCGGGTTTGAGCGCTGCAAAAGGCTGACGTGGGGCAATCCCATCTTGGCCGCCAGAACCTTTGCATCGTTGTCCTTGACGGTGTTGTGCGTTGCCCGCAAAAAATCGTCCATCGGAAAACCTCGTTGTTGTTTCCGTGGCGGCATGGCAAAGCCCCTGCCACCATGTGATCGTGGTCAGGCGGCTGGCATCGACGCTTCGGCAAGGCTTGGGCACAGGTCGGTGGCCTTGAACTTCCCTTCGGTCACGCGCTCGGCGCGCGTCGCAGTGATAGCGCTCATGCCGTGCTGACCAGTAACCCACCCAGAAACAGTGCCCTGCTTGACGCCGAGTTTTTCAGCGGTGTTGGCTTGCCCGTCAAAGTGGGCGACCAGGCTTTTGTAGATGCTCATTTCAAAGACTCCATATAGGAATGCCTTTATTATTTGCATAGGCATGCCTGTTTGCAAGGATATAGGCGAACCTTTATAAACTCAGTCATGGAATACAAAGACAGAATCAAGGCCGCGCGTAAGCACGCGAAGCTGACTCAACCCAAGCTTGCCGCGCTCGTGGGCGTGACCCAGACAACCATCTCCGAGCTGGAGACAGGCAAGTCGCAGTCGTCATCAAACACGGCAACAATTGCCGCAGCTTGTGGCGTGAACGCCGTATGGCTTGAGCGGGGGATTGGCGAGATGCTCGATACCCCGGAGCTTGAATCGGCTTATCAGCCAGACAGGTACAGGAGGTACCCTGTGATCAGCGAGGTTCAGGCTGGAGAGTGGATGGAGATATGCGACGAGTTTCAGCCAGGCTTTTCAGATGAGTGGCAGGGCACACCCGCCGACGCAGGGCCTAACGGCTTCTGGCTCCGCGTGAAGAACGATTCGATGGTGTCGCCATCTGGAAAGAGCTTCCCGGAAGGGATGTTGATACTCGTCCACCCGGGGCTAGAGGTCATGCCTGGGAATTTGGTTGTAGCCAAGCTCGACGACTCGAACGAGGCAACCTTCAAACAGTTTATCCAAGACGCCAGCGGCCGATACCTCAAGCCGCTGAACCCGTCGTACAGGATGATCCCTATTAACGGCAACTGTCGCTTCGTTGGCAGGGTAATTGAGGCCAAGTGGGCTGACCTATAGTGTTCGGCTTCCGCTTCTGGCAGGCCCTGTTTGAGGGCAAGCGCTGGGCAAGGCGTCAGATGCTGGAGGCAGTGGTGGTGCTGGTGGTTTGTGGGGTGGTCGTTGGTATACATCAGGCGACATGAATCTGTCCGGGCCATGGAGATGCTTAGCATATGCCTAGCGATCACCAAATCCACATGACAGCGGCAGAGCAGGTGATCCGGGAAAAGTCTGTCGCTTTCGCTCGTGACAACAAGAAGCGAATCGCCCGACAGCTGACGGATGCCAATCGCTACCCATCTGAAGAAGAGCCGGTGGCGCTCTTTATGGCTGGCTCTCCTGGCGCCGGGAAAACAGAGACGGCCGAGGCATTTCTACATGATCTCGGAGGCTCTACCCTCTTGATCGACCCTGACAAGTATCGTGTCTTTTTTGAAGGCTATGATGGGAAGAACGCTTGGTTGTTCCAACCAGCCGTCAGCATCATCGTCGAGAAGGTGATCGATATGGCTTTCAAGAATCGCCAGAGCTTCATCCTTGACGGCACCCTGACGAACTACGAGAAAGCCAAAAGCAATATAGAGCGATGCCTAAATAAAAACCGGTTTGTGCAGATACTATATGTATACCAGCAGCCGAAGCTGGCGTGGCAGTTTGTTCAGGCCAGGGAGGCTCAGGAAGGCAGGCGCATTCGACTGGAAGACTTCATAGACCAGTATTTCGAAGCGAGGTCCGTGGTCAATCGTCTGAAAGCTCACTTTGGCAAGAGGATCGAGGTGGACTTGATGGTCAAAAATCTGGACAATTCGCTGCGCTCTTATAAGATGAATATTGACGTGATCGACCGATACGTCCCAGAGAACTTTACGCGGGAATTTCTTGTCCAAAACCTCCCCGCACCGGAGAAACCGCTATGAATCTTTTTGGCACCAAAACCAAGGTGGCTTCGTCGACCCCGCTCTCTGACTTTCTTCGCAACGCCAGCTCCGGCGAAAAGAAGAAGGTGTACGCGCGCGTTATCAGCCAGGCATCAGAGCGCCAGCGCGAAGTCATCGCCGCATACGCTGAGAAAGCATCCGCCTGAGCGTTAATATCTAAACCTTAAAAGCCCGCCCCGCGCGGGCTTTTTTGTGCCCTCCCCCAGCCCGCTTCGGCGGGTTTTCTTTTGCCCTTCAGAAAAAATAAAGGATTACCTATTGACTACAAATAAAGGTATGCCTATATTTATCCCAAGCCAGCACCAACGGCCAGGGCCAGACCCGCGATCTTTCAAAACTCAGCGCAATACCAAACAGACCGCAGTGCCTCTACCGGCGACCGGCGATCCGACAGGCTCGAAAGCCTGCCCATGCGGGAAGAACCCAGCAGCGGACGAAGTTGGAACGACTGAACCGAGCGAATGACCCGGCAAGCACTGCGCCCCGCCCACCCAGGCGGATTGGTATGGGATGTAACACCGGCCCCAGCAGCGGCACTGCTGGGCATCTGGGAGTGCTCTGCCCAAAGGGGCCGAGGTTTCGCAGCCTCGAACAACCGGCGGGATGCGACAGAGCACTGCCAGATGCAGATGAATGCGCAGGCTGATGCGAGGGGGCCTGTAACTGCCCATAGGGTGGTCGCTCAAAAGTGGCTGAGGTGTAACGACTCAGGTTCTTGTTCCCAAAATGCCGGAGATCAGCACCGGTCATCTGCATCAACAAGCAAGACGGCGGTGAGAGCCCGCGCGGGAGACGTAACCCGCACCTATCAACGATTCCGGCGCCGGGCTGGCAGCGTACTGCCGTTAACACGTCGTTTCCTCTATGAGTCGGCTAACGAGAGGACGGGAATCACCCCTGTAATGAGGCGGTAACGCTATCCGCGAGACTGGTGATTGACTGTGCCGCCTGGCGCTGCTGGGCGGTTCACTGGCGAGACAGCCGGGAGAGACCGGCCCCAGCGCAAGCTCATGGGTGAACGAGCGGTTCGGATGCAACGCCGATGACAGCCTGGAAAGACAGGCACCCATCACACTCTTTGCCCCGCTCCGGCGGGGTTCTTTTTCCCCTTCCCTATCCAGCGCCCAGAGGCATGCACGCTATGCCTGTGGGCGTTCATCTGGAGATAACTATGGAAATCACTGGAATCGAAGGCCGCATCACTTATTGCGGCGTGATCGTTGATTACTGCGCAAAAGATACCGAAGACGACGGCTTTTGCTGGGGCATGCGGAGCGTCGAGTTTGACCCGCCGATGACCTGCGTGGATGCCGCCGCATTCATGTCTGAGCACGGCGACAGCATTGAAGAGGCTGTGCGCCAGCAGTTCCTGGCTGACGTTCAGCGGGCGAAGGACGACGCTGCCATCGACCGCTGGGAATCAGATCAGCTTGGCCGCAAGGCTGGATAGGAGGCGTTATGGACAACGAACTGCTCGACATTGAAACGCGCTACTGGTCAATGCGGCTGACGTTAGCCGCAGAGGATGTGCTCCATACGACGCTTTTCTACGCAACCGGCGCGATTGACGGCCTTTGGCATCGGGATTTCATCACCGAGGCGCAGCGCAACAGTGCCCTGGCTCAGTTCGACAAGGTTGTCGCTGATCGCCGGGGTGAGCCGGTAGCAGCAGAGCCTGCATCGCGCCGCCGCATCACATGGCGACCTGTATTCGCCCTGGGCATGTTCGGCCTTGGGCTGGTTGCCGGTTTTCTCGCCGGCGAGTGGGTCGCTGCCGGCGCGCTATTTGCGGCAGGCCCGATTATTGGAGCTGACCTATGACCACCCTAACCATCCCCAGTGCCACCGATGAACTGATTGCGGAGATTGAACTGGACTTCCAAAGCGCTCGCAAGCTGGGGCGTGAAGCCTATATCGACATGCAGGACGGCGAGGCGCTGATCGCCCGCATCCGAGAGCTTGAGCAGTACAAGCGCGAGGCTATGCAGGTTATGAACCCTGTTCTGGACTATGCGCGGCCATTGAATCTGGCCAAGTGGGGCGAGAGCATCACGCAGGCGCTGATAGCCGATCATCAGAGGCTTGTGGCGCTTGAGCAGGCGCAGCGGTGGGTGCCGGTGACTGAGCGAATGCCGGAAGTCGGCGTTCACGTCCTTGCCTGCAAGGTTGGCAGAAAGACAAGCCACAGCCCGTTCTTTGCCATGGCATGCAAAAACGAAATGATGCCGTGGCGCTATATAGACGGAGATCGGTGCGACGTAAAAGTATCGCACTGGCAACCCCTGCCCGAGCTGCCCAAATGATCCGCCGCATCTGCCGAGACACTGCCGGCTTTCTTCTCTTCTGGGGCGTCATCCTCGGCGCCCTGATCATCGTTTCACCTCAGTAGGTAATCAACCATGAACGCTATTGCAAAAACGAGCGGGTTTGCTCTGCAACCCAGCACGCTCGACGAAGCCATGCACCTCGCTGAAATGCTGGCCGGGTCGCAAATGGTGCCCAAGCACTATCAGAACAAACCGCAAGACACCCTGGTCGCGATGATGATGGGCAGCGAGCTGGGCCTTAACCCGATCCAGTCTCTGCAGAACATCGCCGTCATCAACGGCAAGCCCGCCATCTACGGTGACGCCCTGCTCGCCCTGGTGCAGAACAATCCGAAGTTCGGCGGCCACGAAGAAACATTCGACGACAGCACAATGACGGCCACCTGCACCGTATGGCGCAAGGGTGACACCGCCAAGCACACCGTCAAGTTCAGCAAGGCCGATGCTGAGAAAGCTGGCCTCTGGTCGAAATCTGGGCCTTGGACCCAATACCCCAAGCGCATGCTGATGTGGCGCGCCCGCGGCTACGCCCTGCGCGACAAGTTCGCTGATGCGCTGGGCGGCCTGGTCACCGTCGAAGAAGCGCGCGACATGCCGGAAGAGCGGGACATCACCCCGCACGGCCATGCCCCGGTAGCGAGTCAGCCGCTGGCCATCGAGCACTACCCGACAGACAAATTCAACGAGCAGCTTCCGACCTGGTCTCGAATGATCCGCGAGAACAAGACAACGGCAGACCGCATCATCGCCAAGGTTGAGCTGAAAGCCCCGCTAACCGAAGCCCAGCGCAAGAAGCTGATGGACATCAATCCGGAATCCGAAGAGGTAGTTGACCAATGATCTCTCACAACGTCATCCAGGGCAGCCCAGAGTGGCATGCCCTGCGCGCTGAGCACTTCAACGCCAGCGAAGCCCCAGCCATGATGGGTGAAAGCAAGTACATGAGCCGCGCACAGCTGATCCGCCAAAAGGCGACAGGTGTTGTTCCCGAAGTCGACGCGGCCACGCAGCGCCGCTTCGATGCGGGCCACGACACTGAAGCCAAGGCACGCGCCATCCTTGAGCAACGCATTGGCGAAGAGCTGTACCCGGTAGTAGGCACCCGCGACAAGCTGCTGGCGTCGGTCGACGGGATCGACATGCTCGACTCTACCCTGTTCGAGCACAAGCTCCTGAATCAGGATGTGGTCGCCATGATCGAGGCCGGCGAGCTGACAGGCCAGTATTACTGGCAGCTTGAGCAGCAGCTGTACGTTACCGGCGCAGAGCGCGTGTTGTTCGTATGCTCTGACGGCACCGAAGGCAACTTCCACATGATGGAATATCGCGCCGTGCCGGGCCGCATCGAGCAGCTGATCGCTGGCTGGGAGCAATTCGCGCAGGACGTTGCAGCCTACCAGCCGGAAGAGTCGGTACCGGAAGCCGTCGGCAAGGCCCCTGAGTCGCTGCCGGCGCTGCGCATCGAGCTGACCGGCATGGTTACCGCCAGCAACCTGGACGAGTTCAAGTCGACCGCGCTGACTGTTATCGGCAACGTCAACGACCAGCTCGAAACCGATCAGGACTTCGCTGACGCCGAGCAGGCTGTGAAGTGGTGCTCTGATGTTGAAGGCCGCCTCAAGGCTGCCAAGGATCACGCACTAAGCCAGACCAGCACCATTGACGAGCTGTTCCGTGCGCTGGATGAAATCAGCGAGACAGCCCGCCAGAAGCGCCTGGCGCTGGACAAGCTGGTCAAGGCTCGCAAGACCCAGATCCGCGAAGACATCGTGATGACCGCCGCCAAGGCGCTGACCGATCACATCGCCGCCCTCAATGAGGGGCTGGGCCCGCGCATTCGCCTGCCCGACTATCGCGCCGACTTCAATGGCGCCATCAAGGGCAAGAAGACCATCGCCAGCCTGCGCGATGCCGCCGACACCGAATTGGCCCGCGCCAAGATCGAGGTCAGCCAGATCGCCGAGCAGTACCGGGGCAACCTCGAACTGTTGCGCACCAAGGCCGAGGGGTTTGAACGCCTTTTCCCTGACGCTCAGCAGCTGGTCGCCAAGGCCAAAGAAGATCTGGAAGCGGTCATCACTGCCCGCATTGCCGAGCACAGGCAGGCTGAGCAAGCGAAGCTGGACGCCGAGCGCGAACGCATCGAACGCGAAGCGAAAGCAGCGGCCGACGCGGCAGAGGCAGCCAAGACGGCAGAGCTTGCAGCCGAAGCCCAGCGCCAGCAGGAAACGCAGGTATCCGGTCAGGTTGCAGGCCTTGGTCAAGATGCGGAGCGCGACTCAGGCCCGATCCCGCGAAACCTGGAAGAGCTTGGCGCCACTATCAAGCTGGGCGACATCAACGCCCGCCTTGGCCCGCTGAGCATCAGCGCTGACGGACTCGCCCAGCTCGGCATTCAGTCAGTCGGCAAAGAGCGTTCAGCCGTGCTGTACGCCGAATCGGACTGGCCGCGCATCTGTGCCGTGCTGATTGAGCACCTGCAGCGCTGCCATGGTTCTGCGAAAGCGGCTTAGCCCATGGCCAAGTCAGCCACAGAGCGCAAGCGGGAGCAGCGGGCGCGGGAAAAGCTCAAGGCAGAAGAGCGCCACGCCCGCCTGCTGGCCTACAGCCTCAAGCTCGAGGTGTTCAAAGGCACAGCAGAACGGCTTGAGCGCATCCAGCAGGTCACCGGCATCGACGAGGTGCACGACCTGCTGACCCGTTTAATCCATAACGCCGACCGCCTGGATGACGCTGCCCTGCGCAAGTTTGTTGCGGAGCCGTAAAGTCACGGCGGCATGTCACGGAGACTGAAAAATGGAATGCAAAACCCGTTATCAGTGCAGCCATTGCAACGAAATCCACAAAGACGAGGATGATGCCCGCGAATGCTGCCAGCCCGAGGTTTGGGAGGTGTACGAGTGCGGCGAGTGTGGAAAGCTTCACGGCTCCGACAAGATGGCCGCTAAGTCCTGCTGCGAGCAGCTGGTGAAATGCCCGTCCTGCTCCCGAGACTATGGGCAGTACAACATCGCGAGCCACTCGATTGAGGTGGCGGGTCACTGCCCGGCCTGCAACCCCCTGTTCACCGTTGATGAGCAGTTCAAGATCGAAGACCTGCACTACATCCATACCGGTACAAACGTCAGCATTCTGCAAGGGGGCTGGTGATGCTACTCGAACAGAACATCCCGGCCAGTCGCTTGGCGGCCCAGGCCATGATCGACAAGGCCCGCGCAGCATTTGAGCGCGGCGAGAAGCCGGCGCCAGCAGAAGAGAAGCCCGCACGGCGCCCGCCTGCAAGGTCGGTAGAAGAGCTACACGCCAGCATGGCTGCAGCCGTCGAGGCCAAAGCCAAAAAACGCCGAGCCGAGCGCGACAAGCTGGCTGAGAAGATCAAGCCATACGCCGGAGAGCTTTCAGCCAATCAGCTGGCGGAGAAGTTCGGTGTCTCAACCGGCTTGGTGCGCAAGGCAGCCGGAGAGAATGGCATTGACCTGAAGGTCGCGCCCGGTCACCGGCACACCCACGTCGGCCCCACCCCTGAGCAGCTGCGCGAAATGCGCGCCCAGGCCGCAGGCGGCGCCAGTGTGGCAGATGCTGCGCGCTGGATAGGCGTTCCGCGCGGAACCGTGGGTTACTGGGCCAAGAAGTACGGCGTGCAGTTTGGTCGCCAGCCATGAGCTGCACAGTCACCTACATCCTGAATGCAGCCGGAGGCGGTAGACCGGTTGAGCGCGGCAGCGCCCCGAAGCGCCCTACCTGGTGGCGAGCGCAAGCGTGGCTTGTCCTGCCCAGCGGTGAAAAGTTCGTGCACAGCACTCGCGTGCGCGAAACCGCCAGAACCCTGATCCCCGTAATGGACGCTCTATTCCAGAACATGATTGCCACCCACGGCAACATCGTCACCAGCGCAGGTTGGAGCGCCAGCACGCATTAACGGCCGTCCGGCCAGAGGTAAGCCATGAATGCCCGCCTCAAGCCTCCAGCAGCATCCACAGCCTAACCGCCCTTCCCCGAGGTAACCCACATGACATCACTGAAGAAGCCAGCATCGCTGGACTTCAAGACACAGTATTGCCTGCCGTTCAGCGCCCAGGACAGTGAGATCATCATTGACCTGTTTGCGGGTGGTGGTGGCGCCAGCACCGGGCTGGAGATTGGCCTGAATCGGACCATTGCTATCGCGATCAACCACAACCCACGGGCGATCAGCATGCACGAAGCCAATCACCCGGCCACGGCGCACTACCAGAGCGATGTTTGGACGGTTGACCCCGCCGAGGCGGTCAACGGTCGCAAGGTTGGCTGGCTGCACGCGAGCCCTGATTGCACCCACCACAGCCAAGCTGCTGGCGGCCAGCCGCGCAAGAAAGAGATTCGCGATCTGTCGTGGGTGGTGATCAAGTGGCTTGGGCGGCTGCGCAGTGTCGGCACGCCGGTTCGGGTGTTCAGCCTGGAGAACGTCAAGCAGATCCGCTCATGGGGCCCGCTGGTTGCCAAGCGCTGCAAGAAAACCGGCCGAGTCGTGCGCCTGGATGGCACGGTCGCCGCCAAGGGTGAGCGGGTGCCGCGCGAAGAGCAGTACCTGGTGCCTGACCCGAAGCGCCGCGGCACTACCTGGCGCAAATTCTTGCGGACACTCGAAGGGCTTGGCTACCAAGTCGATCACTGGGTGCTGAAGAACTGCAGCTATGGCGACCCGACCATCCGCGAGCGGCTGTACTTGGTGGCCCGCTGCGACGGGATAGCACCGGCACAGCCGATACCCACTCACGCCGAGAAGCCGGCCAAAGGCCAGAAGAAGTGGCGCACAGCTGCTGAGTGCATCGACTGGGCGGACCTCGGTAAATCGATATTCGAGCGCGCCAAGCCGCTGGCAGATGCAACGCACCGCCGGATCGCCAAGGGCATCGTGCGCGAAGTGCTCGAGCGCCAGCAGCCGTTCATTGTGCCAATCGCCAACTGGTCGAGCGAAACGATTCACCCGGTCGACAAGCCGCTGAATACGGTAACGGCTTGGCCCCGGGGCGGATCGTTTGCGGTAGCCAGCCCAGTATTGGTTAGCGCCGCGCATGGCGAGGGAAAGCCAGGAGGCGTGCAGCGCTGGGGCAAAGGCTTCAAGTCCGTTGAGGCGCCATTAGGCACGGTTACCGCGGGCGGTAGCGGCGGGCAGTCTGTTGCAACTGCCTTTCTCGCCCAAGCCAATGGCGGATTCAACACCATGCAAAGCCGCGCTGCTGATGCACCGGTGAGCACGGTAACCAACAAGGGCAGCCAGCAGCAGCTGGTCACGGCCAACCTTGTGCAGCTTAGCCAGAACTGTGATGCCCGAGCGATTGATGACCCTCTGCGCACAGTGCGCGCCGGCGGGCAGCACCACGGGTTGGTCACTGCCTTCCTATCACGCCAGTTCGGCAACAGTGTTGGCCAGGCGGCAGATCAGCCCGCGCCAACTGTTACCGCTGGCGGCGGTGGCAAGTCAGCCCTGGTTGAGTGCGTACTGTCTCCAGAGCTGGAGGCGGGCGCCCTCCGCTGCGCCGCGTTCCTCGTTAACTACTACGGCAACGGTGATGCCCGGGATGTGACCGCGCCGCTCGACACTGTCACCACCAAAGACCGGCTAGCCCTGGTAACCGTCTGGATCAGCGGCGACCCCTACGTGATCGTCGATATTCGACTGCGCATGCTGAAGCCGCGCGAGCTGTACCGAGCCCAGGGTTTTCCAGACAGCTACATCATCGACCGTGGCCACGATGGCCGCCCTTTCACCAAGTCTGAGCAGGTCCACATGTGTGGCAACAGCGTAAGCCCCGGCACGATGGCGGCGATCGCTTCAGCCAACAACCCGTGGGCGGCCGCCAGCCAAGAGGTATCAGCAGCATGACCACCCAACTCACAGCCCAGCACATCGCCGGGCGCAACGGGCAGCCTGTTGCCGTAGTAAACGGCCTGCCGGGGCTTGATGCCCAGATGACGCCAACTGACCTGCTGGTAATGGCTCGTCAGCTCCGGCAGATGGCTATCGACTCACAGTCCGGCGTCCGCGGCATGCGGCGCTATCCAGAAGATGAGGTGCAGAGCAATGAAAACTAAGCAGCATGAGGTCGTCCCGCAAACTGAGCAGCAGCGCATTGAATGCGCGATTGATACCGCGCTGCTGAATGCCGATCTGCTGCGGGAGCAGGTAGCAGAGCTGGAAGCGGCACTGCTTGCAGAGACTCAGGCCAAGCATGAGGCGGTTGAGTGTCTGCGCCGCATCGTTGACGGCGACGAGTCGGACGAGCTGGTTGAGCTAATCAACGGCATCCTGAGCAAGCACCCGGAGGCGGCATGACTGACAAAGAACAGATGAGCCGTGGCGATGCTCTGGCCAAGGTTGCGGCGCTTGAGGCTGAGCTGGCAGATCTGCGCGGGCGGGTATCGGTGCCGAGTGACAGAGACGCGCTGCTTTACCTCATGGAGCGCTTTGATTCCGAGGAATCGAACTGCCCCGTTTGCGGGCACAGCGAGGCCACTTCGAATATGGATAGCGCCAACTACTTACGGGAATACTTGGCCGCCGCCACTGCGCCTGTTGATCGCAACCAGTGCGACGGATGCCAAGCGGGAATACCGGCAGAGAATGGAATGCACCGAATGGGCAAGCCGGGCGGCTATCCCGATCTGATGGCGTGCACTGCTGATCGGTATGGCTCTGCGCCTGTTGATCGGGTGGAGCAGGAGTCGGTGACTACCGAAAGCCTTGATCTGCGCCGAGCGTACGAGGTGGCGGACAAGCAATGGATGCTTCAGGCATGCCCGAAGGATGTTTTTCGCTTCGCACTGATTGCGGCGTTGCAGGGCAACAAGCTCTACACCACCCCACAACCCGCACCAACTGCCGCGCAGGATGTGGTGGGGCTGGTTGAGGCGCTACAGCTGTTTGTCCGCTGGGTGGATATGGAGCAGTCGGAAAACGTCACGGCAGGAGTATTTGACCGCCTAAAGGCGTTCCGAAATGCCGAGACAAAGGCCAGAGCTGTTCTCGCCGCCCACCAGAGCGGAGGTGCGAAGTGATAAATATCCATGATCTGCCTCACGACGCTTGTGTCCGCCATCCAAAGCTACCGAAAAGCGCATTGCTGTCAGTTAGCCTTCGCGGGTTCGACCCGCGTCGGAGAAAAGTAGCGAAGATGCGGTTTGCAAACGCTGTGCGTATAGAGGTTTTTGGCATCGAGATCGTTATTCGTCGCCCTTGGCTTGCCGGACCTGCTCGGCAACTCCACCCAGAGCTTTTCGCCGAGGAGCAGCCCCATGAGTAAGCCGGAAGTGGTGGCGTATATGTGGGAACACAGAGGTCGCCACGCATGCGTTGACCGCGCATATGCTGAACAGCTTATGGACGATGGCGAGCAGGTAGCGCCACTCATCCGCTTGGCAGACCACGAAAGGTTGCAAGCTGAGACGGAAAGGTTGCAAGGCGCCCGCGCAGCAGACAAGGCGCGGATAGCGGAGCTGGAGAAAGAGCGCGACGAGTGGCATCGGCTTTTCGACAGCGCTGGACAGCTCTCAAAGAATGCCTGTGACGACCTCAATTCAGCAAAATCGCGGATAGCGGAGCTGGTGCTATCGCTGCGCACGGTTGTCGGGATGCTGCACCACAGAGCAACAACGCCGCTTGAGCGCCAGGCGATACGCATCGCAGAGACAGCCCTAGCCCAGCAGGGCAAGGAGGGTGAGTAATGGAAGACGAGTGCGATGTTTGCCACGGAGACGGCATGGACCCATACACCGACCATCTGTTGCCGTGCCCGCAGTGCGACGGTAGCGGGACATACGAAAGCGCTGACAATCAGGACTGGGAGGACGAATGATGGCCGGAAACATGGAGCGAACCCGGAAGTGGTACGGCGTACCGGCTAAGCGTGGCGGGCGGGTGGCGTACACCGGCAGCGGCAAGCGCGAACTCGGAACGATCCGCAGTGCGCGAGACTGCCGCCTAAATATCCAGCTGGACGGCCACAATCACACGATGCCATTCCACCCCACCTGGTGCCTGGAGTATCTGGGCAAGGAGGGTGAGGCGTGAGCGTATCAGCCGCACAGCAAATGCGCCGGCGGTGCGAAGAAGCCATGCAGTACACGCTCCCCGGCGCGGCACTCGAAAGGAAAGGCAGGCGCTGGACGGTGGCGAAGCGGGAGCAGCTTGATGGGTCGGTGGCGCTAACCCTGCGGCACGGACGGCGCCTGTTCCGGATAGTCGTCACCCTGTGGATCGGCGGGCCGGACTGGTTTCGGACAGGGTTCGCGCCTGTATCGCCGCCACCGGTACAAAAGCAGCTGTTCGCAGGAGCGGCCACATGACCCACCGCCCCAAAGGCCGCATGTGCGCCGGCTGCATCCGCCGCGAACGTGATTGCTCTGCCCTGCCCTTCGCCCAGATGCGACCCATAGGCAAGGACCAGGACGGCACGATCATCGTCAAGTGCGAGTGGCACGAGCCGCGCCAGCAATAACCCCACCCCGCTATATCCGCCCGATTACCCCTATCGGGCTATCCCTACCCCACTTTCAAGTATCCGGCACCGCCGGAGGGAGAAGTATTGTGTCTGACATCGAAAAGAAGGTTCTGAACTGGATTGCCACCGGCAGAGTTGGATCCAGCTCGAAGGCAATGGCGCTCGCTGCGTGCGGAATGCAGGGAAACACGTCGTATCCGCTTGACCCCGACGACCTGAATCGCTGCCTGCTGATGCTCGAGCAGGTGCCAGAGGTGCGCCAGCAGTTCGACAAGATTGCCGCGCTGAGCGAGGTATGGGGGCGGCTGATTGAGCGCTGGGGCGAGATTGAGGCGATGTTCCTTGAAGAGGCTGGGCTCAACTGGTCGAAGCAGCTGCGCGCGCCAGATACCTATCGACTGATTCAGGAGGTGATCGGCAAGGATCCGAACGTGATCCAGCTGGGCCCGGGCGTCCAGATGCGATTCCAGTAACCACCCTACACGCCGGGAGGCATAGCAATGACGTATCAAATCAGCTTCAGCGGAGGTCTCGGCTCTGGAGTGTCTGCACTGGTAGCGCACGACAAGGGGCTCGACTTCAACCTGATATTTGCTGACACGCTCATCGAAGACGAGGATCTATACCGCTTCAATGACGATATTGCGCGAGCTACGGGCAAGACCATCATCCACTTAAAGGAAGGTCGCACCCCCTGGGAAGTGTTCGTTGATAGCCGGTGGATCGGCAACACCCGGACGGCTCACTGTTCGACCGAGCTCAAGACCAAGCCGGTGATGGCATGGCTGGCAGAGAACGCCGACGCAATGGACCCGCTTGTGCTGGGTATGGACTGGTCGGAAATGGACCGCATTGAGAGGGCGCAAAAGAACTGGGCGCCTCGTCCTGTTGTTTCGCTGCTTAATCAGTTCAGCATCGAGCGTCCGGAGTACGACCTGATATTAAACCGTTACGGCATTCGCAAGCCGCGCCTGTACGGGATGGGCTTCAGCCACAACAACTGCGGCGGGTTCTGCTGCAAGGCCGGACTCGTTCAGTTCGAGCGACTGTACCGGCTGATGCCAAAGCGGTTCGCATTCCATGCCAAGGAAATGGACAAGGCCATGGCGCTCATCGGCCCCACCGCGAAAGCGTTCCTGCGCCAGTCAGAATTCGGGCTTCAAGAATACCTGACCTTGAGCGAGTTCAGAGAACAGCTTGAACGCGGAACGATGGAGCTGCCCATGTTCGATGCAGAGGGTTGCGGCTGCTTTTCAGAGGATGCGGCATGAGCGTCAATTATCGACTGAGCCGGGAGGCATGACACATGGGTGCAGCAGAAAAGATCGAGTACCACATCACGCCCGGCGCCTGGTTCCGTCAGGAACTGCTGGTACCGGTGTTCGGCATCACGCCCGACGCGGCCAAGAAGTACCGCGCAGAAGGCAAGTGGCTGGAGGGCAAGCACTGGCGCAAAGACCCCGCCAACCGTATCGTCTACAACCGTGATGCCATTCAAGACTGGCTGGGAGGTTCGGTGTGACAGAGAAGATGCCGCGCGGCGTGGAAATAAACGGCAAGCAACTGCGTATCAGCTTCATGCTGAATGGCCAGCGGTGCCGCGAACCCCTGCCCGGCATCGTCAAGGTCAACAAGGCCAGCATCGCTTATGCCGACAACAAGCGCCGCACCATCCTGGCAGAGATAAAGGAAGGCCGCTTTGACTACGCGGCGCACTTCCCTGATTCGCCGCGAGCCCTGATCTTCTCGGGCCGTGGCGGCAAGCAGGTGAACCGCACAGTGGCGGAAGGCGTTGAGCGCTGGCTGGAGGTGATGAAAGCCAAGAAGGCGGCCAGCACCAGCCGTAACTATGGCCACAAAGCCAAGCACGTCATTGAGAAGTTCGGTCGGCGTCGGATCGTCGATATCAGCATGAGCGACCTTGAGCTGTTCCAGGCCGCGCTGCTCAAGACCCTGGCGCCGAAGACCGTCAACGACGTGTTCACTGTGGTCCGCGGCGTGTGGGGCAATGCCTTCAGTGACGGGATCATCACCAGCAACCCGCTGGACCGCATCAAGAACATCGAGCAGGACGATGGCGACGACTCAGCCGATCCGTTCAGCCGCGAAGAGATTGCGCGAATCGCTGCGGTATCAACCACCAGGGTGCACGATATCAACATGATCATGTTCTGGTGCTGGTCCGGCCTGAGCCTGTCGGAGCTGATCGGGCTGGGCTGGGATGACATCGACCTGGACGCCGGCACCGCAATGGTCAGGCGCGCCCGGGTGGAAACGATATACAAGGTGCCCAAGGAGAAAAGCCGGGTTCGAAAGATCGATCTGATCGACCCGGCAATCGAACACCTGAAGCGCCAGAGGGAGGCAACGTACCTCCTGCCCCCGGTGCCGGTTGAGGTCATTCAGCGTGACAACGTCAAGCGCAAGAAGGAGGCCATCCGCTTTGTGTTCCGCAACGGATCCAGCGGCATGCCTTGGAATCCGGCCAGCGTTAACCGGTGGTTTACCAGCATCCTGAAACGGGCGAAGGTCCGGCACCGCGGCCCGAACCAATGCCGCCACACGTTCGCCAGTCAGGCGCTGTCCAGTTACGTGCCGATTGAGTGGGTCGCCAGGCAGCTTGGCCATACCGATACCGGCATGGTGAAGAAACACTATGGCCGGTGGATTCCCGAGGACACCAAGAGCATGGCGGGGATGGTTTCGCAGATGATGGGGTTTCGTGACCAGAGCGGTGCTGAGGGGTCCTGAAAGTGCCGTTTTTGCCCTAAATTTGCCCTAACTCAAATCGCAGGCAATAAAAAACCCCTGAAAACCTTAACGTAATCAGGGGTTTGGCTGTCGCCATGTCTGGCGGAGAGAGAGGGATTCGAACCCTCGATACGCGATTAACGTATACACACTTTCCAGGCGTGCTCCTTCAGCCACTCGGACACCTCTCCGGATCTCGGCGGCAGGAGACCC